TCTGGCTTCTGGATTCCATTTAGCCTCGTAGTAAATTACATCTCTCATTTCTTTCTACCTCTTTAGAAGTGACACCCTCGCAGACGGCCGGAGGAGCCCAACCCTGCGAGGGTATCTAGGAAGGCACGATTAACTGTAAACTGATTGACAAGGTATTGCAAGGGTTATTTGTCAGTGGGTTTACTTTTATCCGGCGCACTCACAGCACAGGTATTCAACATTTCCCTTCTCATCTGTAATCTTCATAGACTCCCCAGTATCCTCATCAACAACCTCTGCCGGATACCTATCCCCGCAGGGGGCTCCGCAGCAACAGCATTCGTTCTCCAGTGCTTCGCGGTCGGCCTCGGCCTCGCCACCCAACCACTCCTGGTACATCTGTTCACAATATCGGTCATATTGCCGAGATCCCATGGCCCTTCTCCTTTAATTTTTGAATTTCTCCAAGTCCACCAGATCGCCCCACGAGCCACCGATCTTGGCGTCTACTTATCAACGTCGCCATAGCTGACAGCAAACCCACCCGAGGACTTGAGCGGCAGGTCCGGGCACCAGGGCGGCGCTGTAGCCATTACATTCTTCATCGTCTCCAGGCAGTCGGTTGCCCGGTAGTGCGGGACGCAGCACACCACCTCATCGTGCGTGGTGGTGACAACTTTGTAGATGCCGCGTGTATCGCACTGTTGCTCGGCGCGTATCCATTTCTGGATGTTCAGCAGCTGGTCGGACAGCACGATCCTGGACAGGGCCTGGATGATGTTCTCCACCGCCTTGCCGCCGTAGATGTAGGACCACTCCTTCTTTTTCCGGTTCGACATATAGCGAAACTCTTTCCTATCATTGCACTTGAGCTTGTAATACCGGATGATCATGCCGTTTGGCAAGCGAAATCCCTGACTGCAGGTTGTGACCAGTCCGCGCTTGCCCACTGCGATCTCGTCTCCGGCCATGATGGCGTGCAGGGCCTGACCCGCTTCCTTCCAACCGGCAATTATTTCTTTATTACTACCCCTGGTTTTGTCCACGATCTGTTTGACTGCGGCACAGTGCCAGAGGTGGGTAGTTTCCTCGACGTTCAGGGGCTTGAGCATCAAGGCTTCTTCCCGCAGGGTGCCGCAGCCTGGGCGGTAACTGCGCTGGTGGCAGAACACATCGATATCAGCCTCCAGTTTCAATGCAGCGGCCTCGTCGAACAGCAGTGAGGGCATACCCATGAATCCAACCCGCAGAGACTCCTGGAACTTCGACCACCCCATTCCGTAAAAACAGCCGAGCACTGAGGCTTTCCCAGCCATGCCTTCGAGCCAGAACTGGGGGAGTTTCCGGTTCACCTCATACCCGAAAATTTTTGACGCTTGGTGGTTGTAGGGGTCGCCACCAGCACGGAATAGGTCGAGCAGATCCTCCTGGCCAGCCCAGTAAGCATTCTTCCGTACTTCAATCTGCCCGAGGTCACGGACGACCAGGACATGGCCGGGAGGGGCACACAGGGACTTTCTCAAGGCTCCGGATGTCGGGTCGCGGGGGTCCACCCTCCCCAGGTTCTGGGCATTCTGTTTATCGCCACCGCTCCAGCGCCCGGTATGGGCACCGTAGAAGGTCAGGTACACTGGGAAGGCCCCGCGCTTGCCGATCTTGAAGAACCGTTTGCTGCGGGTTTCCTTGATCGTGGACTTGATCCCGAACCGGGCCTCGACGACGGCCTGGACCTGCTCGTCTGGATGGTCAAGGAGCAATTTGAACTCCTCATCGTTCTTGCCGAAGGCGTAGGCCCACGGATAGATTCGCCCGGCCTCTTTCATCTCCGCCCGCCGCTCGACTGGCAGGCCCTTTGTAACAAACGACGGCAGCAGACCGAGAGGCGGCTCGCCGGCATTGTCCGGATTCACCCGGCCATCCTTCACTTTCGCTGGACTGAGTTTTTTCGGTGGGTCCACACCCAAGGTCAGGAGCAGGGCGGCGAACTTGTCGTTGGAGGCCAACTCGGTTTTCTCGACCTGGCACTTCTTCAGCAGCGCCCGCTTACTGCGCCGCTCGCGCTTGTACTCCTCGACCAGCACTCCGCGCTCAACCTGCAGCACCGGCTCGGTGAACATGCGGATGGTCAGATCGATCAACCGCAACTCCGAGACCGGCACCCGCCCCTTCATGGCATCGAAGGCGTCTGAGGTCAGCTCCACGTCGTTGCAACAGTAGCCGCCGAGAACATGCTGCTGCTCGTCGGTCAGGCTCCAGAGGTTGATGAAGTTGACCAGTTCATGGCCTTTTTTCCCTATACCGAGCAGGCGGGCGATGTTCGACAGACTCACCGACTCGTGCGGATACAGGGCGCGGGCCATTGATAGGGTGCAGCCCCAGAGCGCTGGGCGAATGCCTGCTCGCCAGGACATTATCGCTCCGTCAAAATGGGTATGATGAGCGATGACGTAGGACCGGTCCCAGGGGTGGGTTTTCAGGAAACGCAGGAGATCGTCGCGTTTGTAGAGATAGAACGCCTGCTCCCTTTCGATTTTGACCCCCAGGCCATGGACCTTGAACAGTGGGTGCCTCACGTACTCCTCGGTCGTCATCTTGGAGAGGGTAATAGCCTCTTGCGTCACTGGGTGCTTACCGTAGGCGGTTTCCCAGTCGAGGGCTGTACGGACGATCATCTCTTCTTCCTCCGGCTCCAAGGATGCATGACTTTCTCCTTTACCGGGATGCCTGACAGTGCGAACTCGGGAGGGCAGACAACGCGCTTTACCGGGAAGTCTGAAAGCTCATCGATCCACACCTTCTGTGGTTCGGGTTCAGGCTCCTGATAAAAATCCTCGCTTTTCACAAAGACCAGTTCGGCCTCCGGTACATGCGCCCATCGCTCCCGAAGCATCTCATGCTGCCGCTCGCTCAGTTCTCCGATTACAAGGATTTTCATTAGTAGCTACCCTTCTTGTGCTCCGAAGCGAGTCCAGGGCTCGTTGTAGCAGTGATGTTGAGCACTTGGACAATGGTGTCACCCTTCAGCGCCCGCAAGGTACCCAGTTTCAGGTTGCAGGCTATGCTGTGGCCTTTGGGAAAGTTCAGATGCACAAACTCTCCTAGCTTCACTTTATCTACCTTGATATACCTCGATCCGTTGTACGCGAACGGCGCCCCATAAAGCAGGTTGCCAATCTTAATTTCATCAGATGCTTGTGGCTTGTCTGCAATAAATTCAATCATGGTCTCTCCCCTTCCGCCCATCGATGTGGGCGAGTAGTTTGTCCAGTTTTGGTCTGTACTGGTGCTGCGGTTTGACTCCGGTCTCCCAACGCTCCCAGGCAGCCTGCTTAACCCCGACGATCTCAGCCATGGCTGCCGTGGAGCGGTTGAGGGTCTTGCGGATGCGCTTGATGTCTTCTTTGGAGATCATAGGGCACCGATAATGAACCAAATAGCCACACCCCACGCCACGACGAACGCCGCCCAGAAAATCTTGCCGGTCAGGCTCAACTCCTGGACCGGGTACTCTTCTCCGTAATCTTTTTGCATTTTTGGCCTCCTTCGAATTTGAGGTTTGACTGCTTCTACAGCCTTAACCCGGCCACTTGTGATGGTCGGGCGAGGGCTTAATTTACTGTTACGCAATTGACGGAGGATGTCAAGTCCTTTTTGTGTCTGGGTTGACGGTTTTAATCTCCCTGCACTCGGACGATGCTTATCTTGACAGGCTCCTCAGCTTCAAGGGCAGCGTTGCATTCATCGCACCACTGTCTCGCTATGCTTCTCAGAGTTTCCCAGGCCGCATCAGTCCACCAGTATTGACGGTCCATCGTGCTGTCGCAAGGGGCGTAGTGCTGGAAATCACCATCCATCTTGCTGAGGCTATACTGATTGAACGCTGCCAGGAACTGACTTACTCCTCCACCTTTCAACCACAGGGCGTGGTTACCGTTACTCTTCATAGTGGATTCCACCAAGGTCAAGGTGCCATCTGTGAGCCCCGCGGCTAAAAATCCTACTGTTCCTTGTGCAATACCGATCTTCTTGATTTTAATTTCCATGGTCTTTGATCTCCTCTAAAGTTGTTGTTCAAATGTCCCGTGGTCCGGGATATCTCGTAGTCTGAATGATCGGTCCTTGCCGCTCAAGGCCAACCACTCCGCACTCCCTGAGTTTTTCGCCGGCTTGCCATCTCAACAATACCCCCTCGGTGCAGGGGGGGCAAGGAGGTACTCAGACTGCCAGCCGGTGCGGGCCATGCGCTGCAGCAGGCTGTGGCGTGATGCCAGACCGACAAGCAGGGCAAGCTCGGTTGAGCCGTAAGTTTTCCCATCGTCACAGTCGAACTCCCAGGACTGCTGGCCGGAGGGGAGGGTGATCTTTCTTGGTGGGCGGATGACTCTTGAAGGTTTGGTGGTCATTCTTCGCCACCCTCAAATACATGAAATACCAATGCGCCACCACTAAGCTGGAACGTGCCGACATACTCGCCGGGATAGTCCGGAACAACGTGACCGGTGCCGTAGGTGCGAAACCGCCGGCGGACTTTCTGGCGCGTCGGATCTACCAGTGCCCAGATTTGCGGCTCACCGTGCTGTGTCTGCACGGTGAGCACCAGCGCCCCCGCAGGCATCTCAATTACGCAATCAGGCGTTAACATCCATTTCCAGATCATCTTTTCCATGGTCTTCAGTCTCCTTGGTAAATGTTCTGCCTCTCGGCGGTTTTAGCCTCCAGTTTGTCGATATGCCTCGGCACTGTGATGATAAAGGCCAGGATCAACAGGGCGGCGAGGGCTGCGGCTGCGAGGGTGAGGAGGATATCGGGGATGTGCTTTTTCATAGTCTTCCCTCCTTACCAAATTTTAATGTCTTCAACGTGCCCCTCGCAGACGAAGACGACGAAAAAGTCCTCGGGGCGGCTCGGGTCCGTGTCGTCGGGGTCGGTGATCTCCCTGACTGCCTCCTCCTGACCCTCCCTCTGTGCGTGGTCAACGTCCACCGCCTCAACGTGGGCCATGTAGGTGTCATGCCCGTAAGCGGATGACAGGTAGTCAGGGGTGACCATCAGGACCGTATACTTTTTCATCATCGCCTTGCCCTCCCTCAAATTTTGAAATATCTGACCTACTCTTGAGTATTTGGCCATCAGTTCAAGTCCACAAGCAGGATCTGCCCGGCCTCGATCTGCTTTTCCGTTTCCTTGGTGCTCAGGCGGGTGAAGATGTTCCGGTACTTCGCCGTGGTCCTGCTGTAGTCCCACTTGTCCTGGTCGAGCTGCAGGGGTCCACTGAACGGCGTGAAGGCGATGACGGTCTGGTAGCTTTGGAAATAGACACCATCATCGGTGAAGATTTTGAACTGGTTGGGCACTTCGCGCCCGGTCTTGTCGGACAGCATGTTCTCGATTTTTACTTTCATGGTCTGGTCTCCTCGGTTAAGTGGGTGTTTACTTCTCCTCTGACAGATCGCAAGGCCCGGCTGCCCAGGCCCTGCAGTCCGGCGAGGGTTAATAATCTTCCAGCGCTTTCTGCATATCTGCCAACTGCTCACGCGTGAAGGTCTTCTTGAGGTTTACGGCCTCTTCACAGCAGGTTTGATAGGTCTTGAACGCCTTCATGCTGTCAGTGTCGTATCCGTAGTTGTCGCACCATTCGTTGAACGACTGGTCGGCGGCGTCGGCATCCAGGAGGAGGGAGTGCATTATATCGGCGTTGGTTGGTGTGGTCGGTACAGGCTCGCTCGGTACTGCCACGCCCAAACAAGGTTTTTTCTTCACGAGCCCCAGGCCGGTCTTGTAAGGAACGGTCCAGAAACCGTCCTTCTGCGTGATGACCACATTCCACAGGAAGTGGGGCCAGTCCTTGTCTTGCACCTTGCCGACATAGACTACTTGAATCGGTAAGGCGCTGAAGTCGAATCCGTTTACTATGCTGTTTTTTGTCATGGTGTTTGGTCTCCTGGTAAGGGGTGATTTTCAGTTGTCGCAGTTGGTGGAATAGTCGCCCACGGTGTAGGCAGTGGTCTCGCCGGACAGGATAAGCCTTTCAAGCTCGGCCTTGATGTCTTCAGGGATATCCGCCTCGCCTTGGAACCCCCAGCACTCGTAAAAATCGCCGGGGGGATGCTCCGGGTCTGCCCAGTCCTCACCAATATTCTGCAGGTACGACTCGACCCATTTATTATCCTTGAGAATGGCCCACAGTCGCACCTGGGCGTTGCCGTCCTGCTCAGTCTCGGCCTTGCCCCACGCCTCGTTAATAGCGTCCTTGATGGCCTGCAGGCCCTTTGTAAACGGAATGCTTACTGACCCCGTTCCTGCCTCGTCAAAGTCGTTTGATACCGATGCCTCGCAGACAATGCTCTCGCCAGTGTAGGTAATGCGAGCTGAGGCTATTTCCTTCTTGCTGCCATACCACCCGGTTGTGAAGGGTTGCCCGGCTGCCAGTGCTTCGACTATTGCTTCCTCGACCTTCGGATACCAGTCAGTAAGGCCGTGGTGTGAGCCGTCGCCTACGATCTCCAGCTTGGGGAAATCCATCTCGAAGTCATCGTCGTCATCATCCCAAGGCGACGCGGTTTTCCATTGGTCGTATCCGTTTAGTCCTGACATGGCTAAATCTCCTCTTGTTCTTGTTTGAGTTTCTGTACCAGACCCCTGAGCGTGTGCAACATGCTACGCGGGACTGGCGACTGGTTATTTTCCCATCTGTTCCAGGTGATGCGGCTGACTCCCAACAGGGAGGCGGCTGCGTCTTGTGTTAAGTTAAAAGCTCGCCGAAAAGCGGTAAGGTGGGCCGGAGTAGCCACGGGCTGATTAGCCTCAGCTGCGGCCCTGGCCTCGCGTGCTGCGACGATGCGCGGGACATCGACCTTGTTTTTCATCTCCACGAAATCCGCAATCCTGGGCGGGACGGTTTCGGACTTCTCCATGGAGTACCAGACTGAAGGCTGGCGGTTAAACTGCCTGGCGGCCTCTTTTACACTCCAGCCAATCGCTTTTCGTATTTGTTTCAATTCTGATCCGGTCATGGTGTCGGTCCCCCTATTACTCTTTGTATCATTCTGTGTCGCTGTTTCTTTCTTATATCGTGTTTTTTGAGTGTTTGTCAAGCGGTTTACGTGAAAAAGATTTTATTATCTGGTTCTGCGTAGTTGGCTCGTTTCTTGGAAAATATCCAATAAAAACGTACAAGTATGAACGGTTTTAAATAAAAGTTACCGGGCGTACACATCTAAATGAATAATATCCTATACTTAAGGCATTGGCACTTGTGAAAAATAAAGTTAATGCTCAACCTTAGTGGTTTGATCGGAACCGGATGTTACATTGGGCTTTGGTGTAGGGTGTCCAGGCCATCGTGTAACATCGCATTCCGAAGAAAAGGCAAAAAGTATTCAGTGCTTATCTTTTTTTTTGATACTACTACTACTATACTATTTTAAGAATATATATATATAGGACTTCATTAGTTTTTTCTCTCAGGGCTGGCATCCCGCCACCTGTGCAAAACCCCCCCAATCACGGTTTTGCGTCAATTTACCTTGTAAAAAGGTCGTTTTTACCTCCAAAAACACTACAAAATGTATCACGCTATTACACAAAAACTGCACAGAACAGCCTCAACTATCAGTTTGACTGATGAGCGTCGGCTTTGACCTCCTCGTCTCGCCTTGCCTCGACGACCTCCGAGCGAAAGTTTTTGACCTCCTCCGGCCCGACTTGCGACACGGTTTAGCCTGCCCTAACGATTTTTTCACACAACTTTTCACTTCGGCTTCGACCTCCGAAAAACGGCGTTTCGTGCATTTTACCCCCTAAGTGCTGTAAAGTCCTACTCTGTAGTAGAAATCCTTATACTAAAGTCGTGTAATAGCCTGATACATACATTTCAAATTGCCGGTTTTGCAGGTTACTTGTACGGCTTTTGTAATAAAACCGTACAAGTAAGGTCGTTTCCAGTGTGTCAGTTATTCCCCTTTTTCGGCTGTAACCTCGATACCGCTAAGGAAAGCGGTCATCCAGGTATACAGCTGCCGTTTCGTGCCGTATCCATCGGTTGATATCCTTCGAACCCCTCCGCCATCCGTCTGGATCTCCTCCAGGGCGACACCGCCGTACGCGCCCGAGATATGAAAATTGCCAAGGTTGGCCTTAAACTTCCCGTTTTCATCCTTGCCGTATGGCGTCTCGGGCCGGTTGAGCGCTCGGTTGATCCTGGATACAAGGTGTTCAAGATCTTTCTGTGTTATTCTTTGGCTCATATCTTCACCTCAAAAATATAGAAATAAACAGTCTGCAGCCTGGCCGATACCGACAAACGGAAATAGCCAGGTTGCACCATTAATCGCTTGAGTGCTTGGCTTATCAATATGTGTCTCATTTGATCACCCGTACAGACTTGAAAGGTTTGTAAGACACTGCCATACCAGACAGCGACCGGGATGAGTGTATTTGTAAGTGGCAAGGCATGAACCCAGTAGACTTGCCGACATTGAACCTATACGGCTTGCCTCCGTCCGATACTTCGACGCGGTGACCTTCAAGGCCAATTAATGAAGGGTTCAACCAAGCGCTTGACCGCCATCCGGTTTCCGCATTCTTTTTCCGCGCTATCTCCTGCAGATCAGTATAATAACCGTACAAGGCCATTAATTCATTTTCTGCAGGCGGTACGGGCACAGGCATATTCAACTCAATAGCTAAGCGCTTTGTAATGTCAAAACAGACATCGATTGATAAGATTTTCATAGTCGTATCCTCCTGATTAAATATTGAATTTGTTTTTACATTCGTCGTCAAGCGCTTCGCCATACTCATAAGCCATTATGCACGAGCTGCAGAGCTTAATGTCGTAATGCTCCCAGGTATTCGTTGAAGCATTAAAGAAAGATGCTTTTGATTCATAGCAGTTATTACCGAGATGATTATTGCAGTTGTCGCAACCACTCCAATAAAATCCCGCTTCCTCTTCTGACCATAATGCTGTGATGGTATCGTCGTTAATCTTCATAGTCGTATCTCCTTTTGTTTGGTGGTTTACAATCAAACTGTATAATTTAGTGTAAGGGACGTAACATAAAGATGCAAGGTTTTATTGCGTGATTGACGTTTTTATTTGTTACTCGGTTTACATGATTGCCAGGGCGCAGCTCGTGCATAGCCAGGGCGCAGCTCGTGCATAGCCAGGGCGCAGCTCGTGCATAGCCAGGGCGCAGCTCGTGCATAGCCAGGGCGCAGCTCGTGCATAGCCAGGGCGCAGCTCGTGCATAGCCAGGGCGCAGCTCGTGCATAGCCAGGGCGCAGCTCGTGCATAGCCAGGGCGCAGCTCGTGCATAGCCAGGGCGCAGCTCGTGCATGTATGCTCTACGCTCTCCGGCCTGGGATCGTCGGCGCTCGGTTGCCTGGCCGAAGGCGCGTAGCGGGGAGGGGCATAGGGGCGGGGGTAGGGAGAGATTCCAGGAGGGGCGGCAGGGGGGCAGGAGGGGAGGGAGGGCCACATTCACTCATGCACGCTCTCACACCAAAGACCTCAGAGCCTCCATTTTTTGTTACGTACCTAACATTCCCCAGTAATCCCAGCTACTTACCCCCCAAAACCCTAACAACCTCCGCCAAAAATCCTACCACAAAATTAGTCACCCCAAACACCCAAAAGCCTAACAACGCAGCAATCCCCTACAGAAGTATCACCCATCTACACTTTTTTACTTGCATTTCCTGCATAAAAACGCTACGACCTTTAGTATGAGCCTCGCAGACTACAACCCCAAGTTAGAAGATGATCTCTCCGACCTCCTCAGCGTGGAGTACGACGAGTCTCCCACCGTGGATTACGACACCAACCGCGACCTGACCCTTACCGGCTCAGTCTCCAACCGCAGTCATCACCGAAAAGAACAAGCCTCCGCCAACCAGTGGGACCCCAGGCTCATCCTCGATCTCGCCCTCGGCATTGAGGACACCCGGGATATCCTCACCAGGTACGGCCTCACTGACAACGACTATATCGTCCTCTGTGGCTCCCGGGTGTTCAGACAGGAGCTGGCGGTCACCATCCGCGACGTCCATGAGAACGGGTTGCCTTTCAGGGCGAAAGCCCGGGTACAGGCTGAGGCATACCTGGAGGTGATCAACGACCTGGTTTACAATGAGACCACGCCGGCCACGACGAAACTCGAGGCGATCAGGTCGACGGTGCGCTGGGCCAACCTGGAGCCCAAGGAAGACAAGAGCGAGAGCGGCAACACCCAAGCTCAAATTAATGTTTCAATCAATTTCTAAGGAGCCCACCCCATGCCAGTAGGATACCCCCTCACCCCGCAAACAACCGCAGCCACCTCGGAAGTCATCGACTTAACCCGTGACCCGTTCCCGAAGACCATCTACGCCGTCGGGCCCTTTGGAGCAAACACCATCGCCGTCAATGTCGTCACCGCAGTCGATGCCAACGGCGATGCCTCGGCTGTTCTGCCCCTCTACGACGACACCGGCGCCGCGGTAACCATCACCGCCACCTCCCAGCCGTTGATGGTCGAGAGCCCGGTCCTGCTGCAGTTCGTCAAGACTGAGAGCGTGGGGGCCACCATCGGCGTCGCCCTGGTGGAAAAAGGCCAATGAGCACCGTCACCAGGAACATCTTCAAGTCCATCTGCGGCAGGACCGGCAGGGGAGTGACCGGCGGAGCAGACCGGCCGTTCTGGGCGCAGGACCTGCAGACCGGCACCCTCCTGGCGTATTACAAGGGAGACATCGTAGGCGGCCGCCTCCAAGCCTACCGCCCACTCGGGTCAGCCACTCCCCAGGTCAAAGGCAGCTTATTCAGCGTAGCCGTCCCCGAAGGTGTGCCCTACACCGGCCTGCTCACGACAGACGTAATCACCGCAAGCGGCACTGCCCCAACCTGCGCGGTAGATGGAACCCTGAGCATGACCGCGAACTTTTGGGATATGTCCATCCATCGGGACGGAGCGCTCTGGGCGTACCTGCCGGGGATAAATATCGGCGCTACGTTTGAGTTGGATGCGAGCGGGAATGGGCATCACCTGTACCTTACGACTACGACGATTGTCGAGGTGGTTGATGGCACTGGGACGAACTGGTGCAATGAGATGGGATTCGCTGTGGCTGATGGGTCGCAGTATCTCAGTGATACTGATGGTGGCGTGATATTGCCAGGAAGCAGAATCCCAGTATTAATTGATGGTTCTGGTTGTGCTTCATATTCCATCACAGCAGGGGATATCCCGGAGGAAGTTGTAAGCCTGTGGAATGCTTCTACGCCTACAGCCTCTGTTTCTGGTCCTGCCCCTGAATACTCATCAGCCTCCCAGCAGCCCGACGCCAACGGCAATCTCGTTGACTGGCCGAATTACATCGCTACACGCGGAGTCGAGGTTCACCCTGCTTATACTCAGCTAGCCCAGAATAGCAAACTTCTTAACGCGGTAGCAGGCTCGCCCGGCACCGGCCCGGATAACTGGACATACACAGTAGTTGATACTCCATCCCTCGCAGTCACGGCCAGGACAGTAGGCAATTCCCTGACGTTCAGCGGCACAGCATCGCGGGGATATCTCAGTATGACGCAGGCAATGGCTGCTCTGTCAGTCTACACGTTCTCGTTCAATGCGATCTGCGACGGTGTTCTACAGATTGACGAGATTCAGTATTGCTCGCTCACTGGCGGAACTATCGTTGTCTCAATGGACGGGGTTGTCGTTGCTGATGAGAATGCTGTACCATCTGCCGGGGTTCATGCGTTCTCAATCAAGGTTACAGCCGGGGCCGTAGGTGATACTGCTGCTTTCAGGTTTGGCCTTGGCGCGAGTGCTGTAGCGACCGGGACTGTAACGGTCTATGAGCCTCAACTTGTCCTCGGGGCCTACGTTCTGCCGTATGCGGCAAGTGGAGTGGGCGCGACTGTTGCCACTGCCTCCACAGCAGCCACCAGCGCGGGTAATGGCCTGGCTATCCCGCTGGATGCGAGGATGAGGGAGTGCCTTGAGAGGTCAGTGACTGATGGGATGGAGTTGATACCTAATGGTGATTTCTCTGCAGGGCTTACTGGGGGATGGACTACATCGAACTGGAGTGTAGTGGCTGGAGTAGCCATAGGAGGTAATGGAGGGGCTCTACTTACTACGAGTGCTTTTGCCGCGCAAGTTGGAAAAGCATATCTTGTAAATTTTACTGTTCTGGCAACCCAGTATCTAAACGTCAGTGTAGGTGGGGTCTCACAAGTTTATTATGCTCCTACTGTTGTGAGTAAAGTAGTTGTTGCTACATCTACAGCGGGGATAACTTTTACCCCGGGCGGGGCGATTCCCTCCCAAATCGACAACATCTCCATCCAGCGTCTCGCCCCCAGTGTATTCACAGCAGCAGCATTGTGCTGGATGGGAGTGGGGAATGCTGATCTTCCAGCAGGAGTGTCAACGACAGTTCCTGTCCTAACTCTGAGAGACACCACGACAGGTCCGAGCTTTTGTCAGCAATCCTCTGGTGGACTTGGTAGTTCTCAACGAGCATTGGATGGAACTACAGAGACAGCTATTTTTCAATCTTGGAACCGTGGAGAAGTCCACCTCAAGGTAGTTCAGACCAACGCCCTCGGCACACAGTTCCGAGTAGGCAATCGCCGATATACCAGCGCAATGGTGCCGATAGATGCGCTGACCTGGGATGTATGGGCAAACTATGATGGCAGCATGAATCCACTGACTCACTTGAGGTTCGGGTATACCAGCACAGTGCCTCTAGGATTCTTGCAGACTCAGGTGTGGAATAAGAGTTGCGCTGATGCTGAAATCCTCAACTTGTTGAGGTACGCATCATGAGCCCAGAACTCAACAGAGGTAAACTGATCCGGGGATATTTCATCGTCAACCCAAACAAGCCCGACCGTCTATTCGGGGCGAGGTGGCTGCACTCATGGCCCTGCGGCACCTTCGTCAATGCTCAAGGCACCCTCAAGGGTGTGACGTTCTTCATGTTCTACGAGGACGAACTGAACGACCAGGCTGACGGCAGATTTAAGGAGTCCCTGGACATCGACATGCAGATGGCAGATACCATCCCGGCAGATGAGATACTGGGGGATCTGGTCAAGCGTATCCCACTCTCTGCTGCCAAGATTGCCAAACTCGACCCGCAGCAACAACTGATCATCGCTGAGAAGTACCCTACAGGATTTCTGCCCAACAAGGCTATTGTCACGAGGGACATGATTAAGCTCACTCCGCAATGGCTTGGCAGGACACTGAAGCAGGCGATTAAGGACAGGCCGAATATCTGGCAACCAACCACAGTAGATGGGGTCGAGGTTGCGAACGTGTGGAAATGCTCATTGGAGGAACTATGATACGATCACCAATAACCACACCCGGCCCCCTCAACGTCTCAGCCACCATCACAGCAGGCACCACCTACCCGGATATCACGATCAAGGCCCCCCTCGGCCCGAAGTTTCAGGCAATCACCGGCTTGACGAACAACGCCGCCATAGACCTCGCCACGTTTGTCAACACGGATCAGGTGATATTCGGACCACGTGGCGGGTTTATTTACAAAGATGCTGTATCGGCAGCAAAACTGGCGCAGGCTGAACAGTATTTAGGGGTTGTCCCTGTACCTCTTGAGATGCCAGATACCTTAGAAATGACCGATACTTTGGAGATGAGAGAATGAAAAAATCTATTTTAATATTGGCAATATTGCTGCTTACGTCTCCCGCCTTCGCAGCGCAGCAAACCTTGACCGGGGGAATAGGTGCAACACATCAGTGGTCTGTCCAAAAGGGCAGAATCAACGACAATTTCACCGAGCTTTACGGCTGGACCGGCCAGGGGTTGACCACTACCAGTTCGCCAGCATTTACAGCAGTCTCCCTCGGAGTTGCCAGCACAACGTATGGCACACTTGATCTGTATGGGACGACTTACGCCAATCCGTTTCGACTGTGGACATATGGCGGTGCGGTTCCGAGCGTAGGGTGGCGACTCCCATCAACTCTGCCAGCCGGGACGTATTTGATTACATCAACCGTCAACGGATATCTTGACTATCTCGACCCTGCAACATTTCTCACGCCCTCAGGAGTTGGTGGTGCGCTAACCGTCACGGCAACCGGATTCGATGGCAACCTTGCCACGACTGACAATACAGTGCAGGAGATTGCACAGAAACTTGATGATCTGGTAGCAACAGGCAGCCCAGCCGACGACACAGCATACAACGCAACCTCATGGGATGCCAATACCGACGCGGCAACGAAGAATGCCATCCGTGACAAAATCGAAACTCTTGCCGGCGGGCACGATGCTGCAACAATCAACGCCACGGCCAACGGCCTGACCATTACCGGCCAGGAGATTGCCTTGGGCCTCGCATCAACCAGCACGATAGGGGCGCTGAGTGATACCGACTGGGATACATTTAACAACAAGGTCAGTTACACTCCCGCCACTCCCGGCGCGATAGGCGCGACAACTCCAGCGGCAGGCACGTTTACGACTGTCACGGCAGCGTCATATGTCTCTAGCGCGGCAGACGGTAGCAGATATACCATCCTGCCGAATAATGCCAGCATTGTCCCACTTGCCGATGGCTCTGAGCAGATATACAACGAGGGCGGGCAGATCAAGGTGGTAGAGGCCGACCTTGAGGCTGAGATAACAACCACCATTGCATCCGGCATGGTCGAACTGAATACAACTACCGTTGCAGCTTCTGGAGTGATAGCTGATGATGCATGTCAGCTTCTGGCCTCCGCTCAAACGGCAACAAATGCCCTGGCTGCATCAGACGGCGTTGACTTTTATTTCATTGGAGATCCGACCTCAAAACTCGGATTTGCAGCAACCGGAATGTTGACCCTGATCCCCTTTGTCAGCGCAGACAACGCTGTCCAGGTGCGGGTCTGTAACCAGACAGGGGCCAGTATAACCCTGAACACAGCAGGCAATGGGGCCACGATTAAATGGGCGGTGCGGAGATGATTCTCAGACTGATTCTTGCCATACTCCTGCTTCCATCTCTGCTCTATGCCGGGCAGGGATGTGGCCCTGGGCCTGGGTTTGCGATGCCTGCTGCGGCCTCGTGCGAGACTGTTGAGCAGTCAGCCACTGTAGGGACAAGTGCTACGACCGTAGGCAATGGGACAAATCTCAAACTTTCTCACAGTTTTCTTGCTTCGTCTACCTATAATCTGTGTAAAGCCATTTACAAAATGGCCAAGACAGGCTCCCCCACATTCGACATTGCGGTTGAGCTGTGGTCCGATAATGGATCTGCTGTTCCTAATGCTAAAATCGGAGACCTTGGGACTATAAATGCTGCCGGTCTAGCCTCAGACGCAGCCCCAGAAGATGAGACTTTTACCATAGCCTCACCGATAGCCCTAACCAGTGGGGTTCGGTATCATGTCATCTTTTCGGCTGCCACGGGCGGCGATGTATCAAATTACGTCAGGGTGTATCGATCGACATCTGGAACTGAGAAGCTTTACTTTTGGACTGGTGCATCGTGGGGCACTGCGATAGATGGTAGCTCCACACTATACTACTACCATTATAAGTGATTATTATGAAATCCATTTTAATAGTCGTCCTTCTCCTGCTTAGTTTTACAGAAGCATCGGCAGATTACACTATCCCTAAAGGTATCCCTGACCCTGCCGGTTCTTTTGGCGTATTCGATCCGATTGACGACCCTGCGCCTGTGGTCAATGGGGATGGAACAAGTACATATTGTCCGAACTGGCCAAGTGCTGTCTCGACCGCCCCTAATTGCTACTATGTGGATAAAACCGCCGTGGGGTGCGACAACGATGACGCTGGCACTCCTGCCGATCCTCGCTGTACTCCACCCGAGGGGACGTTGCAGGCTGGGACATTTGTCTATATCCATGCCGGGACATATTTAGCAACAGACTCAGGAGGGCAAACTCTTGACTGGAACGGGGCGGGTACGGCTGAAAGTCCTATATGGATAGTCGGCAACCCAGTTACAAAACCTATTATCCAAGATCTCGTCGGGATAGGGTGGGGCTACTCTGCATCCTATATAGTGGTTGAGAGTTTGGAGTGGAGCGGATACACAGGAACAGGGCTATTCTCAATCCGTCCACTGACAGATACCCACAATATAGATCATATTGTTATCCGTAACTGTACTATGACCGGGACAGGGGCAAATACAGATGGGGGAGCACTTAACATTGGTGCAAGCCAGGACACTGACGAAGCACCTCTCAGCGTTATACAATATATAGTTATATACAATAATACTATCTCAAATATATCCAGACTTGCTGCAGATGAGACAGGAGATGATTGCGCTATTTACCACGCATATCATGTTGATAGTGTCTGGACCCTTGGGAACACGATTCACTCTATTCAGGAGGATGGCATTGCTGGGAGTCACTACAGCGATGCCAGTAGGACTACGACAAATCTCTACATAGGAGGGAATACCCTCTACAATTTTGGTGCAAATGCGATTGACCTGAAATCTGTTCAGGGATTCGTCATATCAGAAAACGATATGTCTATGCCAAATGTAAAGTTGGTCGGCCCTGGGGCTACACTGATAATTCACAACGCTGCCCTCGCGGCACCGAGCACACCTTGCACGGACGGATGGATACTTTTTAATAAATTCCATAACCTATGTGGGGGAGTCGGATTTGTTACGGGATCAGCGGTGGAGGATATGTATGTTGTTGGTAATGAGTTTTGGGATATTGATACAGACAACTGTGTTGGGGCGGAAGGAACCTATCCTGGCAGAGCGATATTGATAGCCTCAATGATAGGCAATGGCTGGATTGTTGATAATACTTTTTATGATAACGAATCCCCAATATATATGGAGGGCACGTGGGGTACAGCTAATATCAAAATTCACGGCAATATATTCGGTAATATTAATGAGGACGGGTACGATATTAATACCAACACCAGATATACATTAGTTGATATGGATTACAACCAGTTCTATCATCCGATAGGCGGCGCAGCAGCAAAAATCTACTGGGACGGCGCAAGCAGAAATCTGGCCTATATGCAGGGTGTTTCTGAATGTACAAACTGCGACGAGGGCGACCCGCTTCTTTTCAATCCACCATCAAACCTATCGCTGCAATCCACATCTCCTGCTAAAAATGCCAGCGTTGAGGGGCCGGTGGGTGGGACGGTTTATGACCTCTTCTTCGCGACGTATGGGATCAGTATCGAAAAAGATTTCGTCGGCACTGCCAGGCCGATAGACGCATGGGACATCGGAGCCTACGAGTACAACGAGGCAACCGCCCCGCAATCGCTCGGGACGGTCCTGCTCGGTCAATAACAGGAGAAAACCATGAAAAGAACGCTTTGCATCATCGCACTACTTATGATGTCAGCCTGCACGATGAACCAGCGGGAGACGCACATAAACTTTACAGCCGGGACAAGCCTGAAGGTCGAGGCCAACGGTGCGACCAATGCCACCGAGACAGGCCAGACCGCAAATGGGGATTTCTCCGGGCTGGTTGATGCGGTGTCGAAGTGGGTCGAGGAAAACATGGCCGGGATAGTCGGCAAGCTGAAAGTTACCGATCTGGTAGACGAGAGCAAGCTGGTCGAGCCAGAAGCCCTTGACGATAAACCCGCCGCCGTCAGCCCAGCCGGGCAAGGCGAGTTTGAGGAGATTGAATAATGGCTACCTGTCCAACGTGCGGCCAGAAGATACCTGATGTCGTTGTCCCTCAGCCGGGAATAAAACCCTACCCGCTCAAGGTGATTTTCGACAAGACATCCGACCAGGGCACGGGTGAATACCATGGTACTTCCTGCCTCCTGCTTGACCCTGGCATGGTAAAGGTTACGCTGAACGGCGAGGTTGCATTCAAAGGTAATCCGTACAAAGGCAAGGATGTCTGGCGATTCAAGAAAGTAGGTGATGCCTACCCTAAGCCTTGGAATTTCGTCTTTACCCACTCGACAGGTCAGCAGTATTCATATGTGATCAATGAGTCTGGTGGTACTCCTGCAAATCCCGACACGCCGACTGGCGGAAAAACATTGACCGTCAAAAATTCAGGTCAGGCAAATGGGAATAGATCACACTTCCGCTTTCCTTCAAAAGTTGCGGTCTATGGAAACTTCAGTTTTTCGTTCGATGGCGGGAAGGTCCACTATGTGACGGCTGAGCAAGTGAAGGATGGCAGGCATGAACCTGGCGGCGGGGTGCTCGTAAAGTCTCCGGACAATCGGGGAGGTACAGCTATTCTTGGTGAGTACGGCAAAACATATAAAAGCTGTACCCTGAAATGGTGAGAATATGAACGAAGGGCTGTTGACCAAAGGCTACAAATCGACCGACTTCTACCTTGTCGCTGCCGTGGTCCTGCCGTGGGTCTGCAACCAACTCGGCATCGATGTCGGGGCGCTGCTGCAAGGCGCGGAGCAGATGCGCCAGGAAATAAAAGTGGTGCATGGAGGTTCTGATCTGCCGGTGGTTGTAGCTGGTGTCTATGTCGTTGTTCGGGGATGGCTGAAACATAAACGGATGGTCTGATGGTCATCTGCTGGTACTGCGGATGTGATTATATCGGCCCAAACTGCCCAATCTGCGGATATCCGCCAACGAATGATTGCGATGACTACGAGGTGAATCATGAGGGTGATTCCAGAGGCGAATCTTACAATGAGTGATAGAAATGACGATGGCCTTCATGGCGTGAAGGACAGGTACTGTAAAGACGACAGCAGTCTATGGTGTTTCGCTTTTGACTGCAACGGGCGGCAAGGTAAGTCTTGTGACAGGTTTTCGATGATTTCAACAGGCGTTAAATTTTGCGCTGACGAGAAAAAGAGATAAAAAACATGCTTAAACAAATAGCCCTCGTCATATGGTTCATCTTCTTTCTCACATTCCCAGCCTACGGGATGCAGGCCAAAGTCTTCCAGGTTATCGACGGTGACACCATCAAAGTAATTTCTGCCAATGGATTAAAGACCATCAGGCTCTACGGAGTCGATTCTCCAGAGAAAAAGCAGGCGTTCGGGCTGGCGGCCAAAGACTTCACCTCAACTTTTATCGACGGCAAGACCGTTGATGTAACTCCGATAGATACTGATCGCTACGGTCGCACAGTGGCAATCGTCATGCTTGGGACGCAGTGTCTTCAGGAGCAACTCATCCTCGCCGGTTACGCCTGGGTCTATCCAGCCTATTGCAAAAAATCATTCTGCGGGGCATGGACTACTCTGCAGGGTATCAGCGCTGGCAACCGGGTTGGACTGTGGGCCGGGCCTGTGCCGGTGCGACCTTGGGAGTGGAGACGGGCACAGCGATGAACTACGTCAAAATAGCCTGCTGGGGAGCAATCCTGACCGTCCCTGATTTCCTTGCTAGAGTCTGGCCGTATGACCTGTTGCCAGAGGAATGGCCGACGTTCTGCGGATCAGGCCCTGGACTGGGTGATGCGATTGTCCCTGACAGTATCCATGGTGTAAGAATATCCCCGGCTTGTCTAGTCCATGACGTAGAGTGGGCAATTTCTCCAAACACATTTCCAGAGTTTATGGGGGCAAATGGCAGGCTGTTCCTGAACAGTGTAGCCCTGATCATGGCATCTGATTTGTCCACATGGCAAACTATCCGGGCAATGAATCGAGCGATGACGGCATACCTCACGGCGGTTTGTACGGTAGGTGTTCTGTTTTTTTCATGGTTTTCAAATCGGCATGAGGCTATTGACCCGCTCAATCATCCAATCGTCAAGGCGCGATTGAGACAGATTACCGAAGCCCGCGGCAAGATAGATCGAGGCGGGTACGAAGAAGACCCATATGATGCATGGGAAGGGACTGAGATATGATACTGAGAGATGGCAAGACGATAACTGAAGATCCACGTTGCGGGCTCATCCCGCAGGAGGACACCAGGGCCGAGCACCTCTTCGCTGCTGCGCCACCGGATGGAGGTATCGACCTCAGTCTGCGGGAACTTATTTCAAAGCGCCGGGTCAAGAAATTCGGCGATCCGCTCCTCAATCAAGAGCAATGGTCAGCATGTGCTGGGATGACGATGGCGGCAGCACTCGAACATGAGCCCGGAATCCGAACTATGGGGTCTGAATGGGCGATCAATTTCTACTTCGACGCACAGGACCATGATTCTTTCCCCGGCAGCGAAAGGCCAGGCGACCCGATTCAGGGTTACGGGACATCAATGGTGGCAATCTGCGAAGAAGCCAAACGCCAGGGGTTGATCAAAAACTGGTATCGGGCACACACCATCGAAGAGGTCATTATCGGCCTTGGGTACTATTCATGTCCTTTATTTGGTTTTGAGTGGACCGATGGAATGATGTATCCGAATCACAAGGGCCTTTCCGTCCCGACCGGCAAGACCGTGGGCGGCCATGCTCATCTCGGGACGTTCGTCAATCTGCGGGATGGCTTGCTCGGCGGGCCTAATTCGTGGGATGGCTGGAACCCGGCACAAAATGGCTTCTGGGTAATGAAGATATCGGATGTCGAAAACAGGCTGCACCATGGCGGAGAGTGTGTTTTTCTGGAAAAAGTGTAACGGTTGCAGAACTCAAAATGGCCTCGGGGTGTGATATGACAGCAGAACAGCATGTAGCAAAGTGCAGTTATGGAGAAGATGGAATGTGTGCTTTGCATGGTGTTGAGGTTGAGCGGCGCAAAGGTATGGAAGCCTTGACGGATAATATTCCCAAAATGCTATCTTGGCAGAACAGAATAGTTGGATGGTCTCTGCTTGTTACTGTATTTGTAATTGGGGCGTATGCTTACACGAATCAGATTAAGAATGAAATGAAGGTACAGTACGCAGAAGGAATTGGGTCTACTGCTACTGAGATTAAAATTATGACAAAGCAACTCGAGCAGTTGTCCAACGGCCAAGCCAGGACGGAGGAGCGATATGCCTCCCTGCTGAGATCAATAACGGAGCTGAGCTCCAGCGTCAATACTTTGACCTACCTGCAGTTTGAAAAGAAAGAGGAGGCGAAGAAACCCAGATGAGCACCGCCCAAAGGATCCAGGAACTGCTTGACTGCGCTGTCCGTGTACCTGAGAAGGACGCGGCCGGTATCATTACCGCCGCCGGCATCGATGCCCAGGTCAGAGTCAAGGCCCTCAATGACTGCCTGAAGATTGCTCAGGATGAGGAGAAACATGAGCGTGATTGACGACCTCAAGAAACACGAGGGGTTCAGGGCCAAGCCCTACCGGTGCTCGGAAGGTTTCCTTACAATCGGCTACGGCCTCAACCTCGACGCCGGCATTACCAGGGACGAAGCGACTATGCTGCTCGAGCACCGGGTCTCAGTCCTGCAGGACGTACTGGCAGTGCGGCTGTCGTTCTGGTACCGGCTCACTCAAGCTAGAAAAGACGTGTTACTCAATATGGCCTACAATCTCGGGGTTGCCGGGTTGCTGGGATTCAAGACGACGCTCAGGCTGGTCTCTGAAGAGAACTACACGGAGGCCTCCAAGCAGATGCTGAAAAGCAAATGGGCAAAACAGGTAGGCGGTAGGGCTCTCTGGCTGTCCAACAAGATGCGAGAGGGTTGAGGTGTACGAACTGATCATTGACCCTTTTCTCTGCGCCGCCTGCGGCAACTGCGACCGGCGCCTGCCGGGGCTGCACCTGAAAGCTACCGGCAACCGGCTGCTGGTCAATGAGAATAACTCGATCGTTGATTTCGTTGCAATTTTCCGCGCAATAGGTGATTGTTACATGGACGCGCTGACCTTGAGGAGACTAGATGGCCGACCAGCTTGACCGCGCCTGGGACCTGCAGGAGATGCACCTGAAGCATATACTGCTGAACCGTCCGCAAATGGTCGGAGAGTCCCGGACCCACTGTCTGGAGTGCGAGGAACCAATCCCCGAGGGGCGCAGGCGGGCGGCACCGGGGTGTCAATACTGTGTACAGTGCGCTGAGGAGTTGCAGGGATGATAAAGCAAGGGGGAGTATATCAGATTGTCAATACCGAGAACGGCAAGCGGTATATTGGGAGTGCTAAGTGTTTCCGGGTCAGACGGGGAGTACACTTTCGGCTGCTCACTGCCGACAACCACCACGCATATAAGATGCAGGTGGAGTGGAGCCACTACCCTACTGAGGCGTTCAAGTTTGAAATTCTGTTGATCTGTGCCCCCAAAGACTGTCTGTACTACGAGCAGAAGTTTCTGGACTTCTTCAAGCCTGAGTACAACGTGAACCCTACAGCACAGAGCAGGTTCGGAGCGCGGAATACTGCGGAGCATTGCAGGAAAATAAGCGAGGCGCATAAAGGTAAGACCTACGACGCCGCCAGAACTGCGCAGATACGTGCTACACTGCTTGAGAAGGACACTGGTAAAAGGTACAAATGCAACGGCAAGGTCATGAGTATTCGGAAGGCTTCTGATGTGTTTGGAATCTCGTATAACGTATTGCAGCACAGAGTGAAAATATATGGGAGCCTTCAGGCAGCAGTAGACCATATCCCAACTAGCGTGGACGAGATACGGCAGAAAGCCTATGAAGCCTCCCGAGCAAACGCAACAAGGGTTGAATGCAACGGCGAGTTTAAAAGCATCCCAGAGTGGGCGAAGTTTTTTGGGGTGGATAGGCGAAGTCTGTACAAGAAAGTCCACAATGGGATGACTGTGGCGCAGGCGATTGCCAGCTTCAAGGCTCCGCTTACTATCACACTTGATGGAGTCACTAAGGCGATCACAGAGTGGGCTGCTGAGACCGGGCTTACCATGAACACCATTAAGGGCAGGCTCAAGCGCGGGTGGAGTGCCAGAGATACCTTGACCATCCCCAGAGGAAAACAAGGCATGGATGTGCGGAAGTCGTATCATGCTGATAGTCAGGCTCAACAGAGCATTGGAGCATAATGGCCGCAATCGATTTTCAATATACCGCTCCTAAAATTGTTGGGCAATTCATGCGTTCAGACGCAGAATTTAAAGCAATTCTCGGACCTTATGGGAGCGGCAAGAGCGTCGGTTGCTGCGTGGAAATACTTCGCCGGTGTATCCAGCAGGTTAAGTCTCAGGATGGGTTCAAATACAGCCGGTGGGTGGTCGTACGGAATGTTAGGCAGCAATTAAAAGACACGACGCTAAAGACCTGGTTTCAGTGGATCAAACCCGGCGTACTGGGGTTCTGGAAAGAGACAGATAGTACGTTCTACATGCACTTTAATGATGTTAGGGCAGAGATCCTTTTCCGGGCCCTCGATACTCCGGAGGATGTGCAGAAGGTTCTCTCACTCGAAATCACCGGATGCTGGTTGAATGAATGTCAATTTATTCCTCGGGAGATCATTGAAGGTCTGCAGGGCAGGTTGAAACGATACCCGTCGAAGGAGATGGGCGGGTCCAATTACTGGATGATGATGGCCGATACCAACCCGCCGGCAATGGACTCTTACTGGTACAAAATATTTGAGCATATCCCTATCGATGAAGCGGATCCGAACTCGGTAGTGGACTGCGATACGTTCAAGCAGCCGTCTGGGCTTTCGCCGGAAGCGGACAATCTTGAGAACCTCGCCGAAGGCTACTACGAGAAGCTCGCCCTCGGTAAGTCAAAAGTGTTTGTCGACGCCTCTGTCCACGCCCTCTATCCTCCGTCTCAATCTGGCAAGCCAGTCTATCATGCGACTTTCCGGCGAGATCGTCACGTATCCAAAACACCGCTGCCAATTAATCCATATCTACCCGTAATTGTTGGACAAGATTTCGGGCTCACCCCCGCAGGGCTGTGGATGCAGATGCAGGAGGATGGGAGGATATTTGTCTTGCGAGAAACGCCGGCGTTCGATATGGGCACGAAGCGGTATATTAGAAGCCGGTTCCGGCCGATGCAGATGACGACCTTCCCAACCAACCCGATCGTCGTGATCGGTGACCCTTCGGGTGTGCGACGGGCGGACTCTGACGAGGGCACGAGCTTCAAAGAGTTCAAGGACGCTGGATATATCGCCAAGCCGGCGTCGACCAACGACCCGGAGGTCAGGATAAAAGCCTTGGATGAACTGTTCTCAATGTATCCGGATGGAGAGCCTGCCATTCTCATTGACCCTGCCTGCAAGTCGTTCATCGGGGCCATGGCTTCCAGTTATCGGTATCCTCGCAAGAAGCAGGCGTTTGGGGAAGAGTACGGCGAGAAGCCAGACAAGTCTCATCCCTGTTCGCATCTCGTGGAGGGGGGACAATATGGTGCGATGTTTCTCACCGGCAGAAAATATGACCCCGCTGATTACACAGTTTACGATGACCAGTTTAATCCACTGGCTACCCACAACCCATACAGACCTGCCCAGCGCGAAGGATACTAAAAATGGCAAAATACAACTTCGATGAACTGTCCAAGCTCGGCACCCACCTGAAGGGCACCCTCGCCCAGTTCATCAACGACCGGGCTCTCTGTGAGGCACAGTGGTTGAAGAACCTGCGGCAGTACCTCGGCAAGTACGACCCGGAGATCCTCAAGTATATCCAGGACGAGCGCAGTCATGTCTACCCTCGCGATACCAAGGTCAAAATCAAGGGCGGAGTGGCGAAGATGATGGAGATGATGTTCCCGAGTCAGGACCGCAACTGGACCCTGTCGGTGTCGCCATCCCCCTCTATCCCCAAAGACGCCCTTGAGAACATCCTGGCCAACCTACAGCAGACCGGGGAGCCGATCAGCAGTGAGACGATCGAGCGGGCGGTCAGGGAGTTCGCCGAGGATCGCAAGGGCAGGATGGAGACCGAGATCGCCGATCAGCTCTCAGACGCTAATGTCGACCACCCCCAGCTCTGCAAGCGGGTCACCCGCAGCGGCTATATCTACGGGTTCGGCGTCGCCCGTTGTCCGATGGTGCGCACTCAGCGAGAGCGTTACTGGGAGATGGACGAGGCCACCGGCGCCTATGCCGCCAAGGAGAAGACCATTCGCCGGCCGTACCCGGAGTATGTGCGGATATGGGACTTTTACCCGGATCTCTCGGCCAAGTGCTGGGAGGACCAGGAGATGATGTTCGAGCGGGCCGTCCTCAGCCGTCACGACTTCCGGGAACTGGCCAAACGCGACGACTTTATCGGCAAGAGCATCCGCGACTATATCAGGGACCACGCCACCGGCAACTACCTGGCCAAGTCCTACGAGGCCGAGCTGCACACCCTGGCCAAGACCTCGAACCTCGCCGACCGTACCGCCCGCCGCTACGAGATCTACCGCAGCCTTGGTTTCATCTCGGGGCATACCCTGGCGGCGGCCGGCATCGAGGTACCCGAAGACAATCTCGATATGGACATCCTGGCCGATCTATGGTTCGTCGACGATGTTGTGATCAAGGCCGTGGTCGCGCCGTTCGGCAAACGCCCCTCTGACCAATATCATGCCTTTATCTACACCGAGGACGAGGACAGCGGCCTGACCGGCGTCGGGATGCCGGAGGAGATCAGGGACTCGCAGATGTCGATCTGTGCTTCGACCAGGGCGTTGATGGACAATATGGCAGCAACTGCTGGCCCCATCCTCGAAGTCAACGTTGAATTGCTGGCCAGGGGGCGTAAGAGCATCGGACCTATCCATCCGTTCATGACCATCGAGCGTGAGGGTGACGGAGTGGCGGCTCAGTATCCTGCAGTACGGGCAGTCACGACCCAGTCGCATGTTGCCGAGATCCTCAGCATCATCACCATGCAGCGGCAGCAGCTCGACATCGAGAGCAACCTGCCGGCCTACACCATGGGGGCGATGCAGCAGCAACCACTCGGCGAGGCCTTCAGGACCTCGAACAATATGAGCATGATGATGGGCTCGGCGAACATGGTGACGAAAGACACCGTCCGGGCCTTCGACAAGTTCACTACCAGCTTGATTGGGTCTATGTTGAACTGGAACATGGAGTTCAATCCGAATGAGGAGATCAAGGGGGATTACCAGCCGGTTGCCAAGGGCAATCTCTCGTTGGTTGCCAAGGAAGTACGCGGCGCCGCCCTTGACCAGTTCGTCACCACCCTGACCCCGGAGGAGCGGGCCATCCTTGACACATACGGGCTGCTGGTCGATCGCCTCAAGGCGCGTGACCTGCCGGTTGACCGGATGCTGCCAGAGGACGAGGCTAAGAAGGTGCTGGCCGACATGCGGGCCGCTGCCTCGCAGGCCGCTCAGGTCGAGCAGGGGCTGACCACTGCCAAGACCGAGGCCGCCACCGCCTCGGCTGAGAAACAGCGCACCGACGCGCAGGTAGTAGCGGCAACCGCTGAGGCTACAATTCAGGAAATCCTGTCGCGGGTTGAGCAGAACCTGGCCAACGCCAAGACAGGGCAGGACAAGGTGCAGTTGGAGAATCTGAAAACCTTACTGCTTACCGCAGTAAAACCTGAGAAGGAAACTAAGAAAGGGGGAAAGAAGGATGCTTAAGATATTTGCGGGCGGGGCGGGCAGATGAGAATAATCAGTTTATCGGAACCGGGAAACTTCGCTTTCTGGTGTCCTGGTTGTCTGGAGTATCATCGTTTCGACAATACCCATGCTTTTAATGGAAACACTGATAGGCCAACGATACATACCAGCATAGAGGCCAGGTGCACACCAAAACCGAGTTTAGGTTTACATACTCTGGCAGACAGGGAGACGAAAGGTACTTGTCATTCTTTTGTAAAAGATGGAATGATCCAGTTCCTTGATAACTGTACCCATAAACTAGTTGGGCAGACCGTGGAAATTCCGAGGATTGAATAAGGGATTACCACATTATTATTTCAAAAAGCATGTGAAGGGGGAGAAGAAAAATGGCAAACAAGGAAAGGGAAGCGGAAATTGAAGACATTCTCAAGACTTACAAGACAGCCGAGCCGGTGCAGTTGTTCCTCGAACTGTTCCAGCTTCGGCGTGAGAGGCATCGTGACAAGTTAGAGGACGGTGAGAATGCCGAAGCTCGCGGAAAATCGCAGGAATGTAAGTCGTTGATACAGCTTTTTGATTGACTTTTACAATAAAATATTGTTACGCTTCTAACAAACCGGAGAAACAATGGAAAATACAGAACAAGATACGACTTTTACTGATTTCGACCTCGCCTTCGAGGCCACCGCCGGACTGCCGGACCCCGATAAAAAAGAGGAAGGCTTCACCGATCCTCCCGTAGCCCCACCCGCGGACCCCCCGACAGGGGATCTGGTCCCTCCTGAACCTCCGCCGGTCGATCCTCCCGTTGACCCGCCGGTAGTGCCTGAGCCTCCGGCCGAACCTCCCGGGCCTACTGTTGCAGAACTCGCCGCCAAGGTCGCTGCCGACGCAGTCGCCAAAGTCAATGCCGATGCCCAGGCCAAGGCTGACAAGGACGCCGCAGACGCTGCAGCCAAAGCTGCTGCCGATGACGCAGCCGCTCGCGCCGGCAAGGAGAACGTCTCTGCTGACGAGCAGGCTATCCTCGACACACTCGAGGCCAATTTCCCCGAGGTCACCGCCGCCAACGCCGTGCTCTCTCGGGTGATCATGGCCCGGGTTGAGAACGTGGTTGAGCAGCGGGTGAACGCCGTCCTCGCCCAGATCGCCCCGATCGCCGCCGTTACCCAGAACGTCGCCCGTAATGCCCACGAGCAGGCCATCCTGGCCAAGCACCCGGATGCATTCACCACGCTTCCGCAGGTCGAGGCCTGGGTCGACTCCCAGCCGAAGGTCTTAAAAGCCGCGTGGAACAAGGTGCTCGACAACGGCAGCACCGACGACATTATTGAATTGTACGATGTTTTCAAGAAGGATACCGGGAGCGCACAGACACCGGGATCACCAGGCGCGGCGCCGGATGCTGCCGCCGCCAAAGCAGCAGCAGAGGCCGCTGCGAAGGAAGCCAAGCTCAAAGCCCAGGAAGGCATCAGGAGCAGGCAGACGACGCAGCAGAGTGGCGTAGATGAGGACGACTTCGAGGGAGCGTTCAATCAATTCGCCGCAAAAGCGTAACCCCACCATTCAGGAGGAGCAAGAATTATGCCTACAATGACCGTCAGTGATATCTCTTATCGAACCGCAGGCTACGTCGCCGCTGACTTGCTGAAGCGAGCCGACCCCGATCTGGTTATGCAGCCGTTTCTGCAGACCAAAGCCATCCCGCGCAACTCTTCGGATACCGTTAAGTTTCGCAGGTACGAGGCCTTGTCAGCAGCTACTACGGACCTGACCGAGGGCGTAACCCCGGCCGGCAGTACCATCACCAGCACCGATTATCAGGCCACACTCGCCCAACTCGGCGACTGGGTTGGCATTACCGATAAGGTAGCCGACACCCATGAGGATCCAATCATCAAGGAGTACAGCGACATCCTGGCCAAACAGGCTGCCCTGTCGGTTGAGACCCGGCTGTTCTACATCATGCGGGCCGGCACCAACCGTTATTTCGCCAACTCGACGGTTCGTACCGATGTCAATACAACCCTGACCAAGACCCTGCAGCAGAAGATCACCCGCGGGTTCAAACGTCAGAACGCCTCCGTCATCACCAAGAAACTCTCCAGTTCAGCGAACATGGAGACCGTCAATGTGAAACCCGGCTTTATCGCCTTCACCCATCCCGATCTCGAGGATGTTATTCAGAAGATGTCCGGGTTCAAGGATGTGGTGGACTACGGCTCGATGGTCGGTTACCCGACCGAGATCGGTTCCGTCGGCAATGTCCGTTATCTCACCTCTACTGTCTTCACCCCTTGGGCTGATGGCGGAGGGCTCAAGGCCGGCTCCGGCACCACGATGATCTCCACGACCGGCACCAATGCCGACGTGTATCCGGTTATCTACATCGCCGCCGACGCTGCGGCCGTCACCCCGCTCAAGGGCGCCACGGCTCTCACTCCGTTTGTCAAGAACCCGGGTATCGTCAGCGACTCCGACAAGCTCGGCCAGCGCGGACATATCGGCTGGAAGACCTACTTCGCAGCATTAATTTTGAACCAATTATTCTGCGCGGTCTGTGAGGTTGCGATTCCAGAACTGTAATATCTGAGGGGGGCTCCGGCCCCTTTCTCTTAAAAATTTAGCAGGAGGATTTCGATATGAGTTTGAACCACGCAGATCAGTATCAGAAGGTTGGGACATTCGTCGTTGACGATCCGGTCTCCGCGATGAACGTCATCCTCGGCTGGCAGCCGAGGTACGTGCGGGCGATCAATGTCAATAACCTCGCATCTTACGAGTATTTCTCCGGCATGGCTGCAGGCACCTCGCTCGACAACGCAAACGCTGACGCCGTTCAGTGGTCGGTCAACGCTGCCGGCTCGATCTCGCTGTATGCAGGAAGGGCGTCTGGGTCGACGATCACAGGCACCGTCGCCGTCACGGCCGGGTCCGCCACAGTCACCGGCACCAGCACTAATTTTATTGGTGAACTGGTTGTCGGAGACAAGATCATGGTCAACGGTGAGACCCGCGTAGTCGCCGCCATCGCCACGACCACCAGCCTTACCACGGAGACGACATTCGACGCCGCCGCCTCCACTGTATCGTGCTACGATATGTCAGGCAAAGGTCCTGGGTTCACGCTCGGTACTGACATTTGTGACACCGCGGCCGACGTAGTTCGCTGGCTGGCCCTTCGCTAAACCCTTACCTGTTCAGGCGGGCAAATACTACCTGAAGGAGAATATATGAGCAGACAAGAAGTTAAGACCCAGAGAGTCATCACTGATTATCTGGAAACATCCAACAGTGGGATGCCTACTATCGGTGGCCTCAACGCTACAGTAGCTGAACTCAACTATGCCGCCGACCTCTCGGCCCAGGATGCCATGGCTCCGGGTGCAGGTTTCGCCGGTACCGGTACGATCTACGAAAGCGCGGTTGAGCGGGTCGGTGGGCTGATCAAGACCACGATCCTCATCGATCTCACCGGCGCCAAGTCGACGACCACGGACCTCGATATCATCGGGCTCAGTGGTGTCTCACACATCGGTCAGTTTACCGCGGCCGTAAACGGGGCGTACCTGGGAGGCAAGTTGACTTGTCTTGAGGCGCCTACTGGAGGCGTGACGGACATTGATCTCTACGCTGCCACCGAAGGGACCGGGGCCTATGACGGGGCGGTTGGCGACTTGGTAGAAACCGCTCTCGTTACGGCCGGCGGAGCATGGACGCTTGGGCTTACCAAACCGTTGCTTGTCGACATAGCAGCCAACAAGTATCTGTATCTCACCTCCGGTGCCGCAGGAACAGCGGCAACGTACACTGCCGGCAGGTTCCTGCTCGAGATCTGGGGCGTGTAATTTAATTGAAAGGCACTTACAGGAGCAGGGGGGCGACTCCCTCTCTTGTGAGTGAAGTTCAACCGCAATTAAACTTTTAAGGGGGATGTATGACTGGAAATGAAGAATTTGAACTTGGCCTGACTGACACACCGGTTCCGCCCGCACCACCGGAAGATGACGAAGTAGTTGTGAAGGTGAAAGGCAAGGCTGCCAAGCCGGCCGCTGAACCTGCCAAACCGAAAGGAAAGGACATGGTCCGGATTATGATCGACGAAGTTCCCGGGATGAACAACTACGAGGTCGTCGGGGTGAATGGGAAAGTTTATCAGATCAAGCGCGGGGTCCCTGTTGAGGTACCGCGGGAGGTCATGACCACCCTCGAGTGCTGCCAGATGACCATCGTCGAGCAGAAGAAGAATAAGTTCACCGGTGAGTCGGAAGATGTCACTCGACACTTCTCGGCCGTCCCCTGGCGGAGGGTGTAAGGCATGACCCGGGCTGAGATGCTCATCGAGTTGTACGCGGTCCTCAATGCGGATTCTGCCTCGCCACCGGCTGGATGGGGGGAGACCGCCCTGCTCCGCTATCTCGCCGAAGGGCAGGACAAGTTCTGTGAAGCGACCGGCTATTTCCGGGACATCACCAACTACAGCCTGACTTTGCAGACCGGTGTTGCCGTCTATGCCATCCCGGACCGGGTTATTCAGATTCTGGATATCTGGGACGGGACCAGGAAGCTCGGCAAGATCCTGCCCGACTCGACGACCGTAAGTGACGAGTGGCCCGAGGACCTGGGGGCGGCTGCTACCGGGCCGCCGGCGCAGTGGCGCACCGACCAGACGACCGGATTTATCCACCTGCTCCAGACACCGACAGCGGCTGAGAATGGGGATGTCCTGACGCTGCATCTCTGGCGGTACAGTAGATACGATCTGGCCGGGAGCGGGGCGGTGCCTGAAGGTGGTGGCGCGGCCCCCCCTGCCGCGCCGGAGTTGCCGTCTCGCTTCCAGCTGGCTTGTGTGCAGTGGGCAGCACATAAGGCCTTCAATCACCACGATGTCGAGACTCAGGACCCGATCAAGGCCGCTGACCATTTGAAGTGGTTCAACGATTATGTCTCTGACGGCAAATCCCAGATGCGCAGGATCCATAACCAGGAGACCCGGGTTGGCATGGACCCGGCGTACCGGACATGAAGTACGAGAACGGGGTCGCGACGCTGCACCCGTTCAGCGGGGGGATGAATAACCGGGCGCAGGAGGCCCGCCTTCCGGAAGGCTTCGTCCGCAACGCCGTCAACGCCGACTTCGTTGGGGAATCCCTGCGCAGGCGCAAGGGACTGACGAAAGTTCTCTCCTGTGTCAACTCAAAGGCAGGGTTCAGTTGCCCGCTTGGTAGGTTCTTTGTTGAGGGGCCATTCCTGAAGAAGTTCAATGCCAACAATACCGCAACGACTCTCTACGCAGGGATTACCGGCACACACTGCACCTACGATTACTTTAATGATGTGCTCTATTTCAGCGATGGCGTCGTCAACCTGAAGATCACTGCAAGCGGAGTGACGAAGTGGGGCATTGAGCCACCGGCAGCGCCGGCCATCTCGAACGTATCAGGCACGTATACCGCAGGAGTATACCAGGCTGCATGTTGCTTCGTTGATGCCGCAGGGGTCGAATCAGGGGCATCCTCGGTAGTTTCTATCACGGTGAATGACAACTCAGGATTTGTCTTCACGTTGCCGACGATAACCGATCCGCAGGTTGAGGCAGTCCGTATTTACCTCAGTACGGCAAACGGGAGTGAACTGTACCACGTAGCCGATACCATACTCAGTTCCTACACCATCACCGCCGGCCGGTACGACGAAGGGACGACACTCGAAACACAACTCATCTCCCCTCCGCCAACTGGAATCAGAATTATCCGCCATTACAACGGGCGGTCTTATGTAGCCGACTCGCATGGTCGTGTCTGGTACTCAGAACCATACTCGTTTGACCAGTTCAAACTTGGCGACAACTATATTCAGGTTACCGACCCAGTAGCCATCATGGAGCCGGTGAAAAACGGGATATTCTTCGCCTACGGGAACAGGACTGAGTTTTGGGCAGGCAATCCTGAAGACGGATTTGAAGTCATTCCAAAGTTTGAATATGGGGGAGTGCTCGGCACAGGTGGCCCCATCCCCAATTCAGACAATGTCGCATGGCAGTCTCAGCGCGGCATGGTCGTCGGCACACCTGACGGGAACTGCAAGAATATTCAAGAGGAAAACGTAGCCGTTGAATCCGCTGTATCAGGGGCAACTCTGGTCAGAGAGAAGGACGGCATTCGTCAATTCATAGCAAGTCTTCATCAGCCGACCACATCGACAATGGCGGCATCATCATGGGTAGATGCCGAGGTGATTCGGCGGGGAGCGTAAATGGAAGAGTACAAGGTAGGGTTCACCTACACGGTTGAGCACATTGGACGAGACGGTCGGATAATTTCGACAACCGATACGTTTCATAACCTCATGCCGAACGCAGGGATTGACTACATGCTTTCTGCGGCGTTCAAGGGCGGATCGGCGTACACAACTTGGTATCTGTTTGCGTATGGGGCAAATCGTGTCCCGCTTGCCACTGATACCATGATAACTCTGCTGGCAGACTGCCAAGAGGATACGGTCTACACGGTAGTTGGGGGGGCAAGGCAGGCAGTCACATTGTCAACGCCTTCACTCGGAGTTATGACCAACACGGCATCCCCGAACATTCTGGCGTTCCCATCAGCCTCGACTGTCAGGGGGTTAGGTTTGACAACGAATGTCACCAGGGGGAGTAATTCAGGCTTGCTGGTATCCGCTGCGCTACTGCCGTCTGTCAAAACTCCTGCTGCCGGGGAAGAACTCAAGTGTTACGTCGGCTTTGCCATCGTAGCAGTATAAGGAGATAATCATGGCATTCACTACACACGGCGGCAATCTCGCACTGGCTTTTCTTCTCACCGCAGGCACAGCAACCAGACCTACCGCTTGGCATGTGGCCCTTCACACTGGCGACCCAGGCGTAGCGGGCACAGCCAACGAACTCGTGGTCGGCACAGATCCAGATTATGTGCGGAAGTCAGTCACATTCGCCACTCCTGCATCAAGACAGGCGTTATCAGATGCGGCAGTCTCATGGACCGCAGGAACGACAGCAGGTTACAACATTACGCATGTCTCTATCTGGGATGCGGCAACAGCCGGGAATTGTCTTCTCGCTGCTGCAAAACCTGTAGTTGTCGCTGTCACAACCGGCAAGGTCACTACTTTTGCAATAGGCGAGATTATCGCCAACGCACTCTAAGGAGTAATTAATGAAAGTATCTACAGGATTACGTGTTCACCGGCTCGTTACCGGCTCGTTTAAGTCTGCGATGGACGGGGCAACTCTGAAACTCTATGGTTCTCCAACAAGTCAGGCTGCGGCAGATGCGCTTATCCCGGCTACGGCTGATGCTGCAATCGGGGCGGCTACGCTGATGTGTACCGTATCAGTCGGCGGGACTGGCACGGGTTTTACCTTTGAGGCTACTGCTCCAAGTGGGGTATTGAGTAAGGCATCCGCTGAATCGCTTACCGGGACACTGGTTGCTACAGGGTATTACTCATTTGCAAGGCTTGTCCTCTCCACAGACACCGGAGTATTGAGCACCACTGAGAAACGGGCACAGTTCACAGTCGGCACCGTCAACAAGGAGGTCATTGTCAACTCGGCATACAAGACCTTGGGCGATGCTCAACCAGTAACCGCTTTCTTCATCGCTGATCCGGCTGAGTAATGGATTACATTTATGATAATGGGCAACCTTGGAGGTTGCTTTATGACACCAATGCTGCCCAAACCGGAGATATAACTCCGTGGGTTGCTGGAACAGTCCTCCCCGCAGCCTCTGAGGGTGGTTGTGCGGTGATGACCAACGCGAATACGATATATTTGCTTGGGGGTGGCACTGTAAATGTTTACAAGGCAACTATCACAAATGGTATCATCGGATCGTGGAGCACAGATACACCACTACCGGGGGGGGTGGCGAGGGGGGTCGCCTTCCTTACCAGAGGACGGGTATATATACTCGGAAACACGTTTTCATCCGCTGTATATACTGCCCCAGTAAACGATAATGGGGTGATAGGGACTTGGGCATCAGCAACCCCCCTTTCAGTGGCAAGGTCAGATCACGCAGGGTTGATAATAAAGAACAGGGCGTATTTATTTGGAGGATACCTTAATTCTGGGGGGAACACAGCAACAGTTATTACTGCTGTGGTAAATCAGGATGGGACTATCGGTACATGGTCTTCGTATGCCTCTCTTCCTGCCGCACTTCGCAGTCCTGTTGCGATTAAAACGGAAAACAAAGTTTATATTATCGGTGGGGAAAATTCTACTGATATATATATGGCAGCAACTGACGAAGACGGATTGATAGGGGCTTGGTCAAATGTTGGGAATATCCCTAATGACATTAGTTACGCTCAAGCTGTAACTGTTCCTGGGATGGTTTATCTTCTTGGGGGGGCAGACCCTGCGATAAAAGATACTGTTTACAGGGCACCAATAGACATAAATGGAGATATCGGGGCGTGGTCATCTGGGACAGTTTTGCCCATATGGATGGCGATGTCTCAGGCGGTTGTGACTACCAGTAAAATTTATCTCCTTGGAGGGACCGATTGGAATGGTGTTCCGCTGAATACGGTTTACTCAGCCCCATTTGCAGGAGCCACGGCAAGTAGTTACTCGTTCAACTTATTCTGGACAAACTTTCACGGCCAGACCGAGATTCTTCCATGATAACCTTTGATGGCGATCGCAGCAAAAAGCGCAAATGGTTTGCGGAGAAGCAACTCGCTGTCATCAAGGATATTGATGTACCTGCCAAAGCCGTCAAGTGGGACGGCTTTACTTTTAAGGTCTGGCAGCAAGGCGAGTTGACAGGGGGCAGGGTAACCGCTCCGATGGGTGCGGTTGTATCCTGCTCAAATGACGACGGGATAAGGTTGGCGGTAGCCGACTTCTGGGCTGGGGGGTTCACCTCTTATGTCCCGCTGAATGTCCTGTATTATGCTGCTGAAGGCAATACCCCAGTGATAAAAGCTATCAACCTTGCTTCTGCTGGGGATGTCGCTCTTGACGGCAACCAGACTGTGCAATTCAGACCCATGCTTGGAAGTTCCCCCTTTGGGCTGGTAGGTGGTGAAACCCCTGGCCCTGATACTGTGTGGGTTCAAGATTACGCCTGTGGCCCGAACCTCTTGCCCTACAAGGGGGCTGAAGGTTTTTGGCTCTCTGTGGCCGACAACCTGTTCATCGATTTTAACAATAGCGGAGTAGCTGATTTCCCAAAGTACACCTTCGATAATACCCTGATGTTCTACTCTTCGAATGGGTCGAACCTTGGGGGAAGAAGGACCCTCACCTTGCAAGTTGGCGGTGGCGAAGAGATGGCAGGGGCAGTGCAGCCACTTAGGACTGCGCAACAACTGGCGAAAGATTGGCAGGTGCTGCATCAATTCTATTCCTATGAGGGACACAACAGCAAGTATATTTGCGCCTGGAATTTCCTGTTTCCGGCATATTCTCCTATATATCTGGAGACTATGATCCCGGAAGATACGATGCCAGCCGCCTTGAGGATAATCATTCTTGATATCTCAGCGACCTCTTCATGGCCGATGGGGTATTACTCGTTTGCAGCAAACGGGGTACAGACTTTTCTGCATGTAAACAATGCTACAAACACTATCCCATATAAGATAAGCAATCCTGCGGAGGACTGGTTTGTCGCGAATCCTGCTTATGAGAATTGGCGACTGTCGTTCTCTTTTGCAGTTGGAAGCACGGTATCGGTAATAGATTCGAGCCAGTTTATACTGTTACTTGATGGCCTCTCTGATGTAACCGTAATTGGGGATTGGAGGATGGCAAAGAGAATGCTTGAGCAACTTCTCCCGCACCCGAACAGCAATTTTCTCATTCCCTACGACTCTGTAATGTTCCATGCTCATGATGGCCTGATTTATACCTGGACCAGAAAGTACGGAGCGGTATATTTCTCATCTACCGGGTTATTCAGTGCGACCATTTCTGTCCCGGTAGAGGTATCGAGTGAGGACGGAGTGCGCCCTGATATTACATATGCTGGGGCATTTGAGTCGGGGAATCTATATCTGTGCATATGCAACAAAGTAAAGGAATCTGTCAGGGCGGTGTATTACGGCTCGCCGTTTACTTCATGGGTAAAACTTCCCGGAACAGATACAGGCCAAACCCTCGTTCATGTCAGGCCGGTTAAGGTAACCCCGGATGAGATAGTCCTACTCGGAGTAATACAAGAAACTATCGAGGTTGAAACAGTACCGACTGATATATACTCCCTCGCTTTTCTCAGGTGGCAGATGATTGCAGAGGTCCCGACGACTGCCCTTTGGCAAAAATTAGGAAGACTCCCTTTCACAGCAAGTGATAATGATAATTTCTCGGTAAGTTTGTTTGGAGTAGGGCAGTTTGTGGATGATCTGGAATCGTATCTTTCGCCGCCTCCTACTCTGCCTCAAACGCCTGTCGGCCCATACGCTAAATACGCAATAGGGATGCCATGACAATACTCTTAAAAGATATGGGCACTGCGGTTATCTCTGGTTACACCGGGACATCTGCGAATAATGCATACACTTCAACTTCAGTTGAGACAATTGATTCCCCATCAGTCGGCCCGACTGGGCAGATATATACAGTCACCCCAGATGGTAGGTTAAACCTTGATAGGACTACATACCCCAAGGGCATCTATCTTGCCACCGCTCAAGAATATGCTACAGTTGCAAACTCGCTTTACCCTGTAGGTATGGGGCAGTCATTGTCATGGCAACTGGTCCAGATGGAAAATCTTGGTCGCTCTCTTGGATTCGGCACTCCAATGTACACCTTTACAGGGGGGTATTGGATGGCGATGTGGAACGGCGATAACGGGATAGGATTCTATATCTTTGTCGGCTACGATGTGAGCAACCCTCCGTCACAAACGCTTTACTACAATCCAGCGACGCAGACATATTCACCGACCCCGATTAATTACACTGATCAATATGCCGATGCTACATGGCTTGCTCAACAGGATGCTGATGAGACCACGCAGACAGCGGTAGATGCTCTTGAAACGGAGATATTTGGCTCGGATGAAGGGTTTTATGTCCTTGGTGGGGGGTATAACGATCCTCTCTATGACCCTAACTCTGGGTTGCCTGAAAAGATCGACGAAGTAACAACCGCCACAGGAATTCCGTACTTTGTTTCTCCTACGGTGTCGGTCGAAACTACAGTCACCACGACGACGACCATACCGGCAAGTGAGGCAACCACCACAACGACTGTCATTCCATACTCCTATATCGTTTCCGTTACGAACCAAGGGTGGAACTCCTGGGCGCGGAGTATAGACCCCCTTGCAGCAGGAGAATATATCCTCTTCACTATCATGTCAGGGGTTCATGCCGCACAACTTGCGATCGGCCCAAAAGGAAAAGAAGGAAATGGGATTAATACTTTCTCGCATGCTCTGATGATTGACTCTGAAGGAATCCATGTCTACGAGAACGGGGCAAAGAGTTCGACGATGAAACTGGCGCAGGTCGCTACGTCATTACTCAGAATATACCGCCACGAAGACAACACCATTCATTATGTAGTCACTACTGGAACGGAGACAATCGTCCACAGAAGCGCACTGGCAAGCCCATATCCCTTGGTCGTGCCGCTGTACGTGTACGGGCATCTCTATACCAGTGGCGATAAGGTTCTTTCGGCAAGGTTCAGAAGTGGCGAGATCCACTACGGGAGCGTCTGATGGATTTAGAAGTCACGCTTAATATCATCGATTACGCAGTCCTATTCTCCAACTCGGTCGAGTTGACTGTCCATGAGTCGGAGAGCATGACGTTCAACTGTGAGGTTGGCTTGTACGCCAACTCAACTTCAGATTACGTACGCGCCTCTCTCCCAGCACTGGCTGGATTTGTCAGAGAATCGGCGGGGACTTATGGTGCAGTCTATGCTGAACTTCCGGCTATGACTGCGATGATTGAGGAAGGAGCCTATGTTCCCCCTGCCTTGCAGTATGCCTTCGGCATCCTCCCCCCGTTGACGGCGTTCATCTCGATCGGCACGGAAAGTCCTGTTTCGGTCGATGCAACTCTCCCGGCACTTCAAGGCAGAGCATACGAGAGCGCATATGGCGAAGTCTATGCGACTCTTCCGAGTATGCAGGGGTTTGCCTTTGAAGATCCGAACCCAGGGGAAGCGTGGTGCGTATCGGTGATGTATGCTCTGGACGGAGCAGTTGCGCCAATGCAGCACATCGTTTTTCTCAACGCGAACGGTCAGGTTGTAGATACCTACTCGGCAACGCGGACCTTGATTGCGACCGTGATTGAACAGATTCAGGCAAGTGGAACATTCACAGTTCTTGGTACATACGTTGCATCCATGACAGCCTCGCTCTCAGCATCCACAAACCAGTTGGCAACTATAGGCCGTGTTGTTGGGGAAACAACGGTCTACTCTCCTTCCCTTGATGATGACGGCAGGGTGTGGGTGGTCAATATGGATCCAAATGCTGCTGGTCAATATGCTTCAGGGCAGTATGACAATTACGGCTTCAACTCGTTCTTTGAGAGCGATGGAAAGTATTACGGCGTAGCAGATGACGGAATCTACGAACTCGCCGGGTCCACCGATGCTGGCAGCACCATCGACTGGCAAGTAGACTTTGGCACCAGCAACTGTGGCATTCCGGCCAGAAAGAAGATTCTCAATGTCTATGTCGGGGTAACTACTGGCGGCACCACCTACATGAAGGTGAACGTCGACGGTACTGAGCACACCTACCGGGTCGAGGCCTGCACTCGCGGCCCCTACGATTTCCGAGCCAAGATCCCGCACGACATCCAGGGGCATCAGTGGGGCTTTACCCTGATGTCGTCCGATGACACCGACCTGATCGGGGTGGAGTTCGTCCCGGCAAACCTTACCAGGAGGATATGACATGCCCACCGCCGAAGAAACGATCAATGCGATAATCGCCAACGCCCTCCTTACGGCGCAGACATACACGACCCAGGTTGCAGACGCCGCGAATGATCTAATCGGCGTCAATGCTGGATTCTATATTGACCCTCCATCCACGACGACAGGCTTTGCCTTGTCTGAACTTACCACCCCCCTCACAGATATAGCGTTTGTGCCAACAGTTACCCCTGCGCCAAGCACGGCCACAGGGTTTGCGCCCGCTGCTGTCGAGCCTACAATTCCAAGCGTTGCAGATGCGACGATAACCTACGATGCCCAACTAGCCAAATTAATCGCTATGTTATCCGCCCAGCTAGCCGGGTTTTTCGCCAGCTATTACCCCTTGGCGAGCGACGCTTTTGATGAAGCTACAACTTGGCTGGTCAATACCATCACCAATGGCGGTACCGGGATCAATCAGGCGATCTGGGATCAGGTCTGGCAGCGAGGGAGGGAGAATGTCATCGCGGACGGCCGCAGAGTGCAGGCGCAGATTGTCACCGGCTTCGCTGCAAAAGGCATAATGCTTCCTGCCGGCGCGATGATCAAGAAAATATCTGAGTCGTTGTTTGATCAAGCCGGAAAGGTGGGGCAGATGGCCACCGCCAATGCCATGAAGCAGGTTGAGATCGAGGTTGAGACAATTAAGTTTGCGATCGGCAAAGCCCTCGAGTCTCGCCAGATGGCGATGCAGGCCGCTGCTGATTACATTCGGGCCATAGCCACGGCTCCGGATGCGGCGGTGCGGGTGGCCAGTATCAACACTGATACGCAGGCGAAGATGATGGGGGCTGCTGCTGAGTTCTATAGGGCGCGACTTAACAGAGATGATTTAGTGCTGCAATCAAAAATAGCCACCCTGACAGCCGGGACCGATATTTACCGTTCGCAAATGGCTAAGGATGATCTTTCCCTGAAGGCAAAAATTGCTGAGGTCAGTAGCGGGGTAGATGTATATCGAGCCACCCTTACGAGGGACGAGTTGGATCTCAAAGCTAAGACATCTGACATCACGGCCGGCATAGATGTCTACAAGCACCGCCGGGAGAATGCCACTGAGAACGACCGGGTCGAGGTCCAGGCCTTGACCGCAGCAGCTGACGCGTTCGCCAGGACTGCCTCGGCAGCGCTTGCCAGCCTGAACAGCATCGTCAGTTCGTCTGTCAACTCGTTTGCTTGATTTATATATGAGAATACTCTATAGTTAAGCCACACCCTAACCAAGAAGGAGATGGCAGATGGCATATTTGACACCGGAAGAGAGAATAGCAGCTGCCGTCGAAAGTGGCTGGCGCGGATTGGCCAACCGTTTCGGTACCGCCCGGGCCGGCACGCCGCAGGAAAAGTTCAACGCTCCCCCCGAACCTCCGCCGGCCGTTGCTCCGGCAGTCGCCCCCGCCGAGCGGGCGAAGGTGAAGGCCAACAGCTTTACTACCACCCTCCCCAATCAGGACCTTACGGCGAATCACAGAGGGTTACGCGCAGCCCCCGCCGCTCCTGTCCGTTCCGTACCGACCAGCAATTTCATCATGGATAAGTCAACAGGCAACACTGTGTCGATGAATCCAGACGGAAGTATGCGCTGGTCCGACGTTGCCGGCGAGACGATCGCCCGGCCGCAGGCCCCAATGATCGAGGCTCGTCCCGCCACCTCTGGAATGGTCCGGCCCACCGCCCAGATCGACCGCTACAATGCCGCCCAGGAAGTCCCCCGCGGTCAGTTCTTCGGCGTGCGGCCGCTGCCCGGCGCCGGCGGAGACAACCTCACAGACAAGAGTATCGGCGGGCTGGTAGTAGACGGCATCAGGCAGCGCAGGGCTCAGATCGCCGCCACCCAGGACCTCACCGCCAGGGGGCAGGACGCCGAGCTTGTCGCGGCCGGGATGCGGGAGCGCACCGCCGGGGAGCAGAACAGGATCCTCGCCGAGCGGGCCACTTCAGAGATGGGCCTTGATCGGGCGCAGACTGCCGCCGCCGAGCAGGAGCTGGCCCAGGCCGACGAGGTCAGAGGGTTGATTGATCAATTTGACACTGAGACCGATAAGGGCATCCGCCAGCGCCTTAAGGAGCGGATCAACCTGTTGACCGGCCGGAAGGAGGAACAGATCGCGCCGCACTTCACGACTGAGGAACTGCAGGGACTCGAGGGCGGATCGCGGGGGGTGGTGATCGTCCCTGACCCGGCCGCACCCGGAGGCTTCCGCAAGATTGTACCGCAAGAGAGCGGAGGTTCGGCGCTGCCGCCGGTAGCCGACCGGGTCGAGGGTAAGGTCTACCCCTTGCCGCAGGGTAATTTCAGATGGGTCAAGGGTAAGTGGGAGGCCGAGTAATGGCTTACACCGATGAGGAACTTCTCGCCCTGCCGGTAGCCGGCAAGACATCGTTCACTGACGAAGAACTGCTCAATATGCCGTCTTCGGCAACTGTCCCACCGCCGGCCGGCATCCGCCGTTCCGCAACCGGAGAGATAGCCACCGGGTTAAAGCGCGGCGTCATTGGCGAATTGCCCAGGATGGTCGGGCAGGCAGCCAAGTGGGCAACGGAGCCAGCGTCGGGCATTTACAGGAAAGGGCAGCAATTAGTTACGGCCGCTGACGAACGTCTCGCCAGACCTGAGAACCAGCTTAATCCGGAAGGCCACAACGTCGTCACCAACGCCCTCGCCTCCGGCGCGGAGATGCTCGCCCCGTCGGTGGCTATCCCGGCAGCGACTGGACTCGCTCTGGCAGCGGCTCCGGAGGTAGCAGTCAGTGGCGCCGTAGGCTTAGGGATTGCCTCTCTGGCCGGCGCAGTGCCGATGGGCATGGCGCAGGCGCAGGATACTTTCGAGAATGTCAAGGTTGCAGGCGGAACGGATGAGTCGGCACGAGCCGCGGGCTGGAAGTCCGGAGCAATTGAGGCCGGCGGCGAGACCGTCGGCACATACCTCGGCGGAAAGCTGCTGGGCATAGGTGGCAAGGTACTCGCTGGGGAAGGAGTATTGAAGCCTTTCGCCAAGCAGTTAGGCAAGACCGCAGTCGGCGAGGTCGGCACCGAGATGGGCCAGAGCTACGGCGAGGCCGCAGTGGAGAAAGGCGCCGGAGTGAATGTCGATCCATGGCAGCAGGCTAAGGCCGCCATAGCCCCGACCCTCGGCATGACTGCCCTGCTGTCACCGTTCGGACTTGCCGGGCAATATCGCAACTCCAGACGGGCTCGCGCTCAAGAAGTCCTCGACGATACTCCAAGCGAAGACCCGGTAACCGACCGGGTGAGTGGCGAGCTGCTGACCACCCTGCTGCCCGAGGGCATAGTCCTCAACGGCACCAAGAACAGCATGGCCAATGTCAGTTTCCCAACCGCCGACGGCCAGAGCGCGACGATCAATATCCCGATCGACGAGGTCAGTAAACTCCTCGCCGCCAACAAGCCGGACGAGATCGCTGCCGCCCTTGAGTGGGTCGAGCAGGAGCGGGCGGCGAAGATTTACAATAAGACGAAGAACCTGCCGACGGAAGATTACTCCGGCGTCACCCTGCCCGGGACCATCGAAGACAAGACAATCAGGGGTCTGGCGCAGGGCGGGATGCGCAGCTTGACCACCGACGCGGCCAAGGCGCCGGCCGAGCAACTGCTGGCAGAGGCCGAGGAGGCCATGCAGCGCCGCAGGGCTGAGTTGTACAACCAGACCCGTAACCTGCCGGCAGAGGACTACTCGGGCGTGGAGGTGCCGCCGTCCCGGCAGCAGCCCTCCCCCGGTCTCGGGATGCGCTTCAGCCAGCCGCCGGTAAAGCCGGATGTCAGCAAGACCCCGGTCACCGGCTACGAGGCCGATCTGGTCAAGGTCGCCGACACCCTGGGCAACGAGCACTTCGTCCAGAAACGCGAACTTGCCGGCAAGGGCAAGGAGATCGCCCGCTATACCGAGGACGGCCGGAGAACGGTTACCACCATCCCACGTGCTTCGCTGGTGCAGTCACAGCCTGCTACTGTGAATTACACCCGTCTTCCCGACGACCCGGCCAAACCCGACACGGTGCAGTATAATGTTAGGGGAGAAGTCCGCACTTTCGCTCCGGCGGAGGGGATGAGCAAGGCGGAGGTCGAGGAGGCCCTCGCCGCCCGGAAAGGCCCCGGGTCGCAGGTTGCCTGGTTGCAGAAGAATACTGTTGAGGTGAAGGATGAAGATCAGCAAGCGGGGGCTACGCAGGCTGAAGTTAAAACCGATCAAGCTGGACCTGTCGAACCTACAGCCGCTGCCTCTGGATCTGGCGTGCAACCGCCAGCCGCAGAAATCCATACTGCCACCGGAGATGGTAAAGCTGAAGTAGCCACCACTGCAGATGCGCCCCGGCCGAACAGAAAGTATAGCGACGAGGAAGCGGTAAAAGGGTTGCAGTACAAACGGGAGGGGCATACTGGAGATATGCAGAACATCCTGGATATAACTGAAGAGACGGTCGAGGTAGCACAGGTAGCTGTCAAAGCAGGCGAGTCACTGCAGGATGCGTATGACAGGTATGTGTCATTCACAAGAGGGTACCCAGATGTCAGTATTGAGGGGTTCGCTGATATTTATGCTAATGTAGGCGGTGACATTGGAACGCAAAAATCAGTATCTATCGGCAGGAGTATTACCGAGAACGCTGCAAAAGCTCCTGCCGTAGAGAAAAGCACCCCCTCGGCCTCTGCCAAGGCACCGGCAAGCCCACCGCAGGGGGTCACTTCTTCCGAGGAAGTCTACAATAACGGCGGCACTGGTGAATTGATGCTGCTGAGGAAAAGGTCTGATGGACTTGTAATGTTGCAAGATACCAAAGACAACGTCCTCGGCACGTTCCCCGATGCGAAGCAGGCAGCAACCACAGCGAAAGAGATGGGCTATAGTTGGCGGGATGAGACCGGCCAGTTGCCCAAACGCTCCGCTGTGGAGAAGCCTACCAAGGCCAAGGCAGCCAAGCCGAAGCCCGCAGCAGCCAAACCCCCCACCCTCCCCGGCGTTAAGTACGACGGCAAGAACCAGTTCACCATCACCGAGGGTAAAGCCAAAGGTGCGTCGTTCACTGTCAAGGACCTGAGCGAACAGGAAGTCAAGAAGGCCCACGACAAAACGGTCAAGGGGTTCGTCAGGTCGAAGACTGCCCCCAAGGCCTCCGTTGTCGCCCGGGTCGCGGCCAGGAAACACGAGATGCTCGCCCCCACCGTGGCCGAGATCATCGCCGAGGACGGCACCAAGGAGTTCAAGCGGGTGCCTTCAGTCGAGGTCTACACCGCCCTCGCCGAGGCGCGCCGGCAGGCAGACCCAAAAGCCAAGATCGACGACCGACTGTTCTATGAGCTGGCGAGCATGAGTGAGAAGGACTACCAGGAGGTACTGCCCCTGGACTCGGTTGAGTCGGAGATGGTGGCTTTTCACGGCACACCGCACACTGTCGACAAGTTCTCGATGTCGAAGGTAGGCACCGGTGAGGGGGCGCAGGCTTACGGGCACGGTCTCTATTTCTCGTCGGCTAAGAGTGTCGCCGAATGGTATCGGGATAAACTGGCTGAGTGGCAACCGACCGTAGAGGACATGCGGGATTACTTCAAGCCAGGGAATATTGTTCCAGCTTACGGAGGGCAGGACAGGGTTGTAAAGTTTTACGAGGCAAGTGATGGTAGTTGGACCGGCATGGGCGAGTGGGCCGTTGAGGTCCGCGCTGTTGATGAGAACGGTAATGACATACGAGGTGAACGGAACAGGATACACGGCACAACGCCAAAGAAGAATAACTTTGAACGAATTACAGGGAGAAAAGCAAGCGCTGGCAAACTCTACCAAGTAGACCTCGCCCCCGCCGAAGATGAGTATCTTCTCTGGGATCGTCCGCTGAGCGAGCAGTCGGAGAAGGTGAAGGCTGCGCTGAAACCTGTACTGAAAAATCTACAGGACCAGTATGACTATGCCGCGAGTCTGGTCAGGGGTGGAAAATCTCAAAATGCGTTAGAATTAACCGGCAGAGATTTGTATGAGAGAGGTTTGTTACAGGGTGGAGTTGATTCAAATGAGTTCAAGGGGAAGCTTGACGACAAAGGAAAATCAGAATACCTCCACTCCCTCGGTATCCGTGGAATCAAGTATCTCGACGGGACAAGCCGGGGGAAGGGTGAAGGGAACTTCAACTATGTCATCTTCAACGAGGATGACATCAGCATCCTCTCATCTGAAAAGAAAACCCTCGGCGGCGACCCGGATACCCAGGAGTCCCAAACTATCCAGGATGGGCTCGAAGGCAAGACCGCCCTCGAAGCCACCAAGTTCTTGGTCGACAACGCCCCGACCGCCTCCAACCGCATCATCGCCGAGAAGGTCAGGAATGTCTTGCAGAGGCTGACCGCTCAAGGCATCAAGTTCAACTTCAAGATCGCCCATGTCGGCGATCAGGTGCCGGCGTCGTTGGCCAACGCCCGCGGGCTGTCCTCGACCAAGTTCAATGAGACCCCGATGACCGTCGATGTCTGGCTGAACGGCGCCGATGTCACAGGTAAGAGCGGCATGTCCTACGAGGTCGCCCTGCATGAGTTTATCCACGCTGCCACCCAGGCTGCCCTGCACCTAGGCAACCGGCGCGCCGCAGCCGGCACCGCCACGGCCAAGGCAGTCGCTGACCTGTACTCCGTGACTAACGAGATCATCGCCCACTTCAACGCCCGCATCGAAGCCAACAAGAACGACATGGGCAATCTCACCGCACTTGAGCGGGCGATCTACGAGAACCGCACCAACGCCCTGGCCAACCCACACGAGATCCTGGCCTGGACATTGTCGAACAAGGAGATGCAGGAGTACCTCGAGACCATCAAGTCCGGACCCGAGACTCTATGGTCCAAGTTCGTCGCGTCCATCCGCACCCTGCTCGGCCTGCCGGTCTCCTCGAACACCGCCCTCGCTAAAGTCCTCGCCGCCAGCGAGACGATCTTCGACGCGCCGGTGCTTGAGTTGCTGCAAGCAGCGAAAACAGGGACCCCGGCGACGGTGGCTCAGACTACGGCGATGAGTGTTGAGGATGTGCAAAAAGCTGCTAAAGCAGTATGGTCGGATGAGCGTATAGACGCTGAGATTGGGTATGCAGCTTATGACGATGGCAGAACGAAGGCAGTAGTAGGGTTCGTAAACCCGAAAGAGTTTGTAGCCTCGACAGTAGATGAACAATTTAAAGCTCGAAAGATAACTAGAGAAGCTGGGAATCTTGATCTTGCGAAACTCCGCAGAGAGTCTCAGTCGATGTTTCTGTATGTTTCTGAGGATAGGAAGATTATTGATCACGAGGGGCGACATCGCATGGCGGCACTGGCCGCTGCAGGCATTGAGCGCGTACCTGTTATTCTTGACTATCGCGCTGGGAAAATGCGGTTTGACAGCAAGTCGGTGAACCTCATGGGTCAAGTTTTCCCTATGGGGATGGGTAAAGATTTGATCGTCCATGATGTCACTCCACTTACTTTTGAGAACAAGCGCAAAATAGCCAAGATGATGTCTGGAGATGATGTAGCAGTGAGCTTCTACCAGTCCTCAGTCGAATCCCAGATGATCTCCAGTCTTAATACTGCGGTCAAGGACGCCAGAACGACCGCTGCCAACGCCCTCGCATCTCTTAACAACCCCAAGGACGCCCTGCACGACAAGTGGCTGCAGCACGCACCCAAGGTCCTCGCTGTCACCCCGCTCTCCCATCTCGCTCAGACCTACGGCAAGACCATCCACTGGATCAAGGACCTGGCCAAGCACACCAACGAGTTGGAGGCTACCACTACCCGGCTGATCGATGACTTCTTCGCCATTCACGAAGAAGCAACTAAGGCTGCCGAGTCTGAGACCGGCATCGACAAGTTCAACCGGGCCATGCTGGTCGCCACCTTCAACCAGATGAACCCGACCAAAGAACTCAGCAAACAGGACTGGGTCTCGGACAAGCTCCCCCCCGGCCAGCAGATCGTCGATGCCCAGAAGAAATGGGTCGATGCCGGGATGCAGAAAGCCACCGGGATGACATTCACTCAAGCCTACGCTGAGTCCAAAAAAGAGTACGAGGCCCTCGGCCCCAAGACGCAAAAGCAGATGGTCGAGATCGCCAAGTACCTCGGCAAGCTGCGAGACATGGACCGCGACGCCTCCCTGGCCTTTATCGAGAAGGTATCGAAAGAGGGCTCCGACTTGCGCAAGTCCCTAATGGAGCAGTTCAATAACTCCTTCAGTAGATTGAAAGGTATGTACTTCCCTCTCAGCCGCTACGGCACGTTCGTCCTGCAGTTCACCGGCACTGACGGCCGGCCGGTCATCGAGCAGTTCGACTCGATCAGGGAACGCAAGGACGCCATGCTGACCGCCATCGCCAACGGCGTCGACGAGCAGACGATCGTGCTGAGGATGCAGGATGAGAACCCGGCCGGTGCCGTGGCCATCCCCTCTGAGCTGCTGACCAAGCTGCGCGAAGCCATTACGACGCAATATATGACCGATGTCGACAAGAAGGACAAGGAGGCCGTCGCCGCGGTCAACAACCAGATCGAGGCTGCCCTTGCTGGCTTCAACCAGACCGTGCTGCGTTGGCTGCCGGATACCTCCGCGCTGAAGAACTCGATGACCCGCAAGAGCGTGCTCGGGGCCAACCCGGACATGCTGCGCAGCGTCAACGGCTATGTGCAGCGACATGCCGGCAGGATCGCCTGGAGCACGGTCGGCCGCCAGATCGAGGATGATATCGCCGGCTTTGCCAATGAGAATAAGGAAATGGCCAAGGTGGGGGATGTCGACCTGACCATGCGCGGTCACCTCCTCAACAACTCTCGAATGTGGCTGCAGGCGGTGCAGAAGGAGCGGGTCAGTGCCCTGACCTCACATATCGGCAAGCTGATGACCGGCTACTTCATGACTTCGCCGTCGACTTTCCTGGTGCAGATGACTCAGTTGCCGACCCTGACCCTGCCGCACCTTGCCGCCAAGTATAAATCCTACGGCAAGGCGGCCTCGGCTATGTCGACGGCACTGGGACAAGCCTTCTCGAAGAAGTTCGCCAAGGAGGCGATGCGCGGCGACGTCAAGGTCAATGAGGTCTACGACGCCATCCACCGCAAGGTCAGCCATAAGGACAGGACGGCCGGCAAGGCAGTCGGCACTGACTGGTTCACCCAGAGCGAGAAGCTGGCCATGGTCGGCCGGCTGACCGACTACCAGAAGCAACTGCTCGCCCTGCGCGAAGCGGAGTCCAGGAACCTCCTCGACATCTCGGCGGTCCATGAGGCGATCGATGTCTCACAGGGCAACCAGCAGGGGATGCTCGGTAAGGCGATGCGGCTGGCAATGCTGCCCATGCAGCACGGCGAGCTGGCCTCCCGTAAAGCTGCCATCCTCGCCTCGTTCAATCTCGCATCCACCAGCAAGAAGGACTTCTTCGAGGCGATGGACGAGACCGCCGATATCATCGACAAGACGATCTACAACTTCAGCAAGCGGGATAAGGGCTGGTTGATGCAGAAGGACCTGATGCGGATCCCCTTCACCTTCCAGACCTACCGGATCAAGACCGCGCTCAGGCTGGGACTGCTGTTCCGCGACTCGCTGCGCACCTTCAAGAACGAAGGCCTTGAGAAGGGCCTCGCCGACGCATCTACCAAGGAGTTCATCGGCATCTTCATGACCACCGGCGCCCTGGCCGGTTCTCTCGGTGTCCCCTTCGCCGGCACCGCCATGGGGATCATCTCCCTACTGTTCAGCAGTGACGATGACGAGCCCAAGGACAAGAAGCTCGAGTACACCAACTTCCTCACCGAGACTTTCGGTCAGACGGTCGGCGACATCCTGGCCTACGGCCTGCCGACGGTCGCCGGCGTGAACCTGTCGAGACGTATCGGCATGGGCGACATCTACGGGGCCTCCTCACAGCCGCCGGAGCAACTGCACGGTGCAGGCTTGGCCGCCTGGTGGGCTGGTAACCTGATCGGCCCGTCGTACTCGATCGCCGAGTCCTGGGTGAAGGGCTACGACGAGATTATGAACAAGGGGAATTACATGAAGGGCCTTGAGACCGCCAGCCCAAAACCGATCAAGGATGTCTTCAAGGCGATCAGGACGGCAACTGACGGGGTGAAGGACGGCGCCGGCAAGAAGCTGCTGGACGACAGCCAGATCGGGGCGGACGAGATATTGATGATCGCTCTGGGGTTCGCTCCCGACGAGATCACCCGAGCCCAGAACGCCGAGCGGAGCCTGCGAGGGATATCCGGACGGATTTCAACACGGCGGGGCAGGTTGATCAGGCAGGCGGCGGAGGGAGTCATCGACGGGGATGCTTCAGATGCACTGGCGGAGATCAGAGAGTTTAATGCCAAGATGCCGCGCTTCGCCATCGGCGGGCGGGATATCAAACCGGCCGTGCGCAAGATCCTCAAGGGAGAACTCGGCACGACCGGGCGGCGACAGAGGGATGTGGCTACTCAGTTTGGGGTTCCTGTATATCTTGGGGAGTAATCTTTTCAAATCCGGCTTTGATTGCTTCGTTGATCTGCTTTCGCCCTGCGCCGTACATAAAGTGATTCTCGATTGCTTCTGAGATCGCTTTATGTACGATATCGCAGACTTTATCTTCCCAAGGGTACGACGCTACCGACCTCTCAATTTCCGCATCTACCGCTGCACCGAGTTCGCTTCCTCTGATACCTAAGTGTGCGATGATTGACGATTTTATTCCTTCTATCTCAAATCTCAATGTTGGAACTGTCTTGAAGTCCATAATCACTCCTCCAACAAAGGCGCAAGAGCAGAAACGATAGCTTTGAACAGGTGGTCTTTCGCCTGCTGCTCCGGAGGCAGTTGCTTGTAGGGCACCATGCAGGGATGAGTTTTCTTCTCGGTGTCCTTCACCTCGCCGTACACCCAGCCCTCAGCCTTCTTCTGCTTGAGCCAGGAGTTGTGGTTGGCACTGGCCGGGGCCTTGGGGTTGTCCAAACAGAACTTCACGCCGGCAATGGCACTGGCCCGCTGCCACTCTGGGGATGCCATCCACGACTGCTGGCTGTCGTCTCTCAAGGCATTACACAGTTCGCGGTTTGCTTCGTGGCATACTGATGCGATCTCTTGGATTTTCATGGTGTTCTCCTTTTAAGGTTTGACTTCTTCGTTCTTCATAAGCTTGAGTTTTTCATTTACTGAGTTTATAACCCCAGTCAGTAGCGCGTAAGGATTTATATGGATCATTGACTCTCTAGTAATTACCTGCTGAACTGCATAGGTGTTTCGAGTCTTTCGGCAGTAGTGCCGAAAATCCAGCCGCAACGCGTTGAGGTCTACCTGGGCAGTTATTGTACACTGCGGCCTGATACCTGCATCAAGGGCTACTAAGAAATCATACGTCTGCTTTATCACTCATCCCTCCTTCTTTATAAGTTCCTCGGCTTCGGCGAGGGCTGCTAAAATATCGTTGCCTTCGTCGTCCGGTATAGACTGCATCACTACTTGAGATATCTTGCAGTGAACGGCATTGAGTTTTTTCACAGCCTCTACCAACCTCTGATGTGAGGCGGCGAGTTTCTCAATACCATACAGGTGAGTGACTGTTACCAGACCGTCTTCTTTCTTATCCACTCGCAGGACCTGCCCAACCATAGATGGGAAGCCACAGCCGAGTTCTTCAAAAAGACAAGCCGCGTAACGGGTGCCCTCAATAGTTACTGTGTTGTCATCGTGCTGTTCTATTCTCATTCTACCTCCTTCGGTCCCTCGACCTCTTCCGGCGTCGGCTCTCCGCTCATCTCTTTGGTGACATCGATCACCATGAAGGTCTTGCCGCCACCCTCGACGGTGCAGACGCCGGCTGCTACGGTGTCGAACTGGAGGCGGGTGGTTGCTTCTTTTACAACTTGCTGTAGGCCAATCATATAGCCTATTGTCAGCAAGGCTACTACCAGCAGTACTGCTACGAAATGACTCGTTGTATCATTCACTTGACATCTCCTCAATTGTTTGCTACCATTTTCTTACATGGTCTCGGATCCGGGGGTTGTCCTCGGGCTCCTCAGAAACCCCTCTTCGATCAAGCTGGTGCAGGCTCAGGTTGGGGAGGGGTTTTTATTTGTTCCTCCGCTGAATTTCCCAAGCCTCTTCCACGACTGCCTTGTTGCAAGTATCGATTATCTCCTTCCGCGTAGCCTCTCTTTTCCGCGCAGTACAGACAAGGCACTTCTGGAAGTACGGAGGCTCGTCGATGTTCCAGGTCTCCGGATGTTCGCACTTCGCTACGTACTCTGGGTCTACGTCCCAGGCGTACCAGCGGCCGATATCTGCTTTGATAACTTCTGTACGGTACGGTGGCTCTGGCTCAGGTAGGTCTACCGTGATACCGGCCGGATACGTTTTCCAGTCAATGGCGTCACCGCGTAACCGCAACTCCAACTGCGCCAGCACGTTCCAACACTTATGAGCGTCGTGCAGTAGGCCGGAGTCCTGGTCGTACTCCTCATGCCTGGACTTCAGCAGGTGCCGCCACTCGGCGTCCTTGTAGCGGGTCAGGGCATCAGGTACTGACTGCCACCCGCCTCGTGAATATTTCTTCGCCCCGTGGGTGCCGACCTCGGCCACTGCCTGCAGGGCCAGGGAGAAATCACTGAGGGTGGCGGCCAGCAACTTGCCGCCATCGAGCTTGGCCCCAGGCTCATGCGCCTCGGCACCGGTGGGGTCGAACTCATTTGAAGGACCAGATCCTTTCTTGCTCTCACATTTCGGACACACCTGCGGCTCGTTGGGGGTCTTCAGTACGCTGTACATCCCATGCACTGGGCACTTTGCCATGCTGTAGCCTTCCTCCGGCTCTACCCCATCGGCTTTTTCCTCCTCAATCTGGCGGTACAGGGCGGCCTGGGTCAGACAGGTGGGGCAGGTCTTCTGCTTGGAGGTGACTTCGTACTCGCCGTGGACGGGGCAGGTCAGGACAAGTTGAGCTTTTGTCTTTTCCTCTCTCGGAGGTAAATTCAACCCACAGTCTACGCACTTTACTATTCCGCGGGTTATTGTCCGCGTTCGGTGGTGGTCACAGTTTAAGGCGGTGAGGTGTTCATCATTGTACGTCATCACTCAATCTCCTTCTCAATAAGGGTTTGTAATTCTTTCAGCCTCTCGATCTCCCGCTCCTTGGCGCCGATCAGGTCCGCGCAGGACACTTTCGCCGGGACCCAGAGTCCCTTGCTGATAAACTCACGCAACAGGGCGCCTTGGATGCGGTGGGCGGTCATGAATTTCAGGAGGTTCATTCAGGAACCTCCAGCTCGAATACAGCTCTCTCAAAATGGCCAAGGTTGTGTGCTTCCATGTAGTTCTCTGCCTCTTCTTCTGAATCAAACGGCCCTACAACTCCTTGCACGCCATCAAATATTCCGCCGTACATTATTACATATTTCATAAAAATTCCTCCCAAGGCATCATGTTCATTTCTCTCCCCTCTTTCTTCTCATCTTCCTTACCTCTAATTCTCCATAACTCTGTAGCCTGACAACAACATCCTACCTGGCCAAACAAATCAGAAAGTCCTGATGCTTTCTTAAGAACAATTATCAATTCTGGATTTTCTTCTATGTACATATCCCATAGAGCGGAATAATAAGAGGCACAGTAATCAGCATTTACTGCCCTTCTTCCTTTAGCTGCTCTCCAGGACAATCCTGTATCACCGTTTTTGAATACTTTTGAGGCTTGATATAAATCCTCAATAGACTTCCCCCCAAGAGATTTTATTCTTGCATAAAAAGCTGAGAATCTTTTATCCCCTTTTGAAGAACATTCAAGGTATGGTGCTTTTCCTATTTTTATCATAAGAACTCCTCCCAAGGCATCATGTTCATTACTCGCTGCATATCAGGATGAGCCGCCGGGACAGTCCTGAGCGTACGAATGTGATTCCATTCAGCAGCATCAGCTGTGACTACGATCTCAGTTTTCAGGGCGTTGGGCAGGACGGCCCGGGCTTGTTGGGGAGAAAGTTCTCCAATACTCAACATGAACTTATATTGAGCTTCCGATATCGAACAACTATCACGGAAAGTAAGTTTTCCAGATCCATCCCAATCTTCAAATTCAGTCGGCTCAATAAACTCCATATCCTTGCCAGCATAATTCACATACCTAGTTGACTCCTGTGCAAATGAGCATGGACGATGCCGCACCAACTCATGGCTGACGCCGCGATCACAAATGAATTTAGCTGAATAACGATGAAGGGCTGGTGGAATCTCGTTGTAGGAACAAACTTCCCACTGACCGCAGCTACCTTCAGATAAATTAAGCCCAAATAATTCACTATATAATTCGTGAAATGGAGCAAATACTGGTTTGGGAGAATTAAGCATAACGCGTTGATACCAAGCAGTTAAACTTCCGCCAACATAGCTGTATATACCTCTATGAAAAAAAGTAAGATATTTTCCAATTATATTTTTAATCTTATCTTCAAATTGAATGTTATATGGCCGCTCAAGTCTAACCACAAAATTAGAATGCTCTACCATAGCCAAATGCCCGGCAGCGATCAGTTTCCTGACGAACTTCTCGGCGCTGTCCGGGGTGATCTTGTCCTCTGACTTATAGCAGGTCCTGCCGGCGACCTCGATGAACCGCAAGGCTCCCTCGTAGTCCGTCGGCACCGCTCCGTAAAACTCAACACTTGGACTGATGATTTTCATAAGGTCTCCTTATATGTTAAAGTTTCATCGCCCCAGCCGACTTCATGTCAGCTTTCGCCAGCAGCGTCCCGACTTCCTTCAACTCCTGGATAACCCCGCCCAGGTGCGGGGATTTCATATTGATCGTCCACACCGGCTGGCGCATGGAGTCATACGTCGTGCCGCTGCCCAGTGCCTTATGAGCGTTGCCGCTCAGGAGTATCTTCTTCGCCTCGAGTTCCTTGCGCACTCCCGAGTACGACCCGAACCGCTTGGCTATCCAGGTCTTGAACGCCGCTCTGGATATGAACAGCAGGTCGTTCTCAACCTCGTAGCGGATGACCAGCGGCCCCCGCGGTGCCTCGACGATCAGGCAGGGCAGGCGGGTGCTGGTGATGCCCTTGACCAATAATCTGTTATGAGCATGTTCGTCCAAAAACTGTCCCAGGATGCCGATCGCATCCCCGGCCAGGTCGTCCTTGTCACCGCGCATGTTCCTGATCACGCTGATCACCCACTCCATCGGGTCGACGACGTTGAACTTAATCAACCCGAGAGACTTGGCGATCGCTCCACCGACTAGAGACGCCGAAGCAACGGCCGACCAATACCTCTCATCTCCCCGGGTCTTCGCTCTTAAATCGATCTTCTCCCGCATCTTCTCAATGGCGATCTTCACCACATCGACGTTCTTGACCAGCCACTTGGCATAGATCTCGCCGGCATGGCCGTAATTCTCGTGGATTGTCCAGTAGGCTTGGGTCGCGGTCTGGCCCTTGAAACAGGTCATCTCCGGCACCGGGTACTCAAAGACCCGGTTGATCTCGGCGGAGGCGTCGTGCTTCAGTTCGCTGAGCTTATCGATCAGGGAGGCGTTGGAGCTGGTGACGGCCAGAGTGTTCCAGGAGTTGATCAGCTTGCGCTCCTCGGAGTTCTTGGTGAGTCGGGCCTTGTCTCGCCCCTGGGTGACCTTATAGACGAAGTCGCTGATCTCGATCCCGGGCATGTTGGTCACCTCGTCGACCACCAACGGCAGATTGCCGTAGACCCCGAGCCTGCTCACCAGGGCGTTCTTGGTATCGTCCCGCAGCATCATCAGGTCGTTGTGATACCCCCAGACCGATTGGTTCCACCGCAGCATCAGGGTCTTGCCGGCTCCGGAGTCGCCGACCAGCGACACCAAGGCCCCGTCGAAGCCGGTGAAGGGCATCAGCGGGGCGCCGAAGGAGGCCAGCAGTGCGAAAGCGAACGGCTCCATGCCTGGGCGGCCGAGGATCTCAGTGGCCTCGGTCCATTTCTCCAAGGACCCTGCCTGCCGGAAACCCTCGGCCGACTTTGGCACGTTCCTGGCCAGGCTGGCCTCTTCGACCGCACCGTTTGAGTGGTAGATCTTCTTACCGTGGACGAACATCGGCGAGGCGGTGTCCAGGTCCTTCCAGCCCATCTGGCAGAGCAGTTTGGTCATCTTCTGGTGCCGCTGCAGTTTTGCCTGATACGATTCGATATAGCCGAGCATATGCTTTTTCTCCTTTGCACCTACTACCTTGATATGTGAGTCTGCAAGTATGGTCATCAGGGCCTTGGGGTCGTGGACCAGTGAGGACCTGAGCGTACACTCCAGCGCCCCCTCGTGCGGCAGATGATGCTTGATCGTCATCACCTCATAGCCCAGGCTCTCGTCGTAGGCCAGCCGTTCCAGGTACAGGTCCATGTCGTAGAACTTCACCCAGCGGCCCTCTTCCTCAGCGAACAGGCCGTCCTTGCTGCGCCGGTAGCCGGGCGGGGTGTCGCATGTGGTTACCGGCACCTCTGCCTTCACCGGCTCCGGCCGGCCGAGGACGATCGGCGACTTGATCTTGCCGTTGTGCGGACAGCCGATGCAGGTCTGCGGGTTCTCGCTGCCCAGCTTGGCGCAGGTCGTGGGGCCCACTCCCGCGGTGCGCCATTGCAGGATCTTGTCGTCGGTCTGAGTGGTTGAGTAGCCCGAGTGTCCCTGCGACCACTCGTGAATAATCTCCTCGCCGTTGATGCAGTGCACCAGGATGCCGATGCAGGAGTACCAGAGCGGCTCGGGGATGTTGCCCCCTGTCGAGCGCATCAGGCCGACTTGGGCGCACTTGGCGGCGATCAGGTTGGCGTCGTTGATCGACTCCTCGTAGACGAAGAACTCGGCGTTGACATCCTTGTTTGCTTTGGGCGGCAGCAGGGCGTCGTGCTTCACCTTCTTGGCCTTGGCCGCGGCTCTGAGCTTGGCGGCGAAATCCTCAAAGGCGATGTCCTTGTTCGGGTCGTGCAGGATGGTGACCGGTTTCGGCTCGCGGCCAGGCTTTCGGTTGGTGGTGCCGGGGATCCGGAGAACCGAGGCGGTGTCCGAGGTCCTGGTCGAGTCGCCGCCGATGGCAGGAGAATACGCGGCCACGACTTTCTTCAGTAAGTAGGCCACGGTCTGCCACTGCGGCGCAGGTATGGCCTGGTCAAGTATCCAGTGGGCATAGAGGCCGTTGCCGGAGTTGATGACGGCGGGCATCGGCAGGCCGGTCTCTGTGACGAATTGCTGCAGGGCTTTGCACCCCTCGCTCTGGTTCTTCAGAGGCCACTTCTCACCGCAGTCGATGTCCAGGAAGAAGTTCTTCAGGTACCGAGCGTTGTCCTGGCTGCGGGTCTTTCTGGCCAGGGCTTTGTACTCAGGTTTCGGCAGGCCGTAAGGTATCTGTTTGTTATGGGCCTGGGCTTCCCGGATCTTCTCCGGGTCGTAGGTTGCCTGGGTTATGTAGGTGGTATTGCCGTTCTTATCCAGCATCTTGATCTGGAGAACGGCGGAGTCGAGGTCTTCAAAAAAGAAATGCCGGAAGCCTCCGCTGGGGAGCAGCTGCGCGACGCAATACATCCCTTCTTCCGGAAGGAGCCGGTGCAAGAACATAGGTTACCTCCACCTGTAGGTTATAGAGTTAGATACCTACTTGGCGGAGCGCATTTCTGCAATAAGTTTCCGTAGCACCTTGATACGCTGTGGTGCTTTCAGGCGTTCTTTTAAGGGCAGACGCCCGGCACGGCATCCCTTCTCCAGGCGCAGGGCGGTGTTGTAGGCGATGTCGAGCCTGAGCTTGTCGGCGATCGGCTGGCCTTTCTTCCAACGGTAGAGGGTCTCCCGGGAGATGCTGGTGAGAATGGAGAAATCGGTCGGGCCGATCATAGCTTTCTCCAGAACTTCGTAAATGTATGCTACTTTCGGATCGATCTTGATTTCTTCGGTCATGATGTTCTCTCTTTTCTCACTGCAAGGTTAAAGCGACGGCACCGGTTTCTCACAGCCAGTGCCGTCGCAGTAGATTTTTACAGACCAAGGTCCCTGATCAACTGGTCGTCACTCGGCTCAAGACCGCCGGCATGGACCGGGGTGTTACTGACCGGAGCAGCAGAGGTCCCGCCGAGGTCGAGGTCATCCAGCAGTTCGGCATCCGGTTTGGCAGCGAGTTTTGCAGCAGCCTCGGCAGCTTCCTTCTCAGCCTTCTTGGCTGCCTTGGTGGCGGCGGACTTGGCGGCAGCTTCCGCCCGGGTCTTGGCTATGACGGCTTCTTTCTCGGCTGCGGCCTGGGCCTCTGCTTCTGCCTTGGCAGCTTCTGCCTGCATATCAGCAGGGGTGAATATTTCGTCGGCCGTAGTGGCCAGTGCGACCGGCGGTGCCGGCAGGGCAGGTGCCGACGACATGCCAGCGATAATGTCCTCAACCTCCGGCAGGGCGGCGATCTCGGCCAGCTTGGGTAGGGTGTCCTGGGGCAGGAAACCGCCGAATTTGAAGACTACGACCGGGAAGGTCTGGGCCAAGTCGAACGCTACCAGGGTCTTGGCGGTGCCGAGCGGGATGCCGGCAGCACTCAACTGTTTGACGTACATGCCGAAGTTCTTCAGCGAAGCCGGCGGGATCTTGAACATATAGGCCTTCGGGTCGGTCTCGGCCTTGCGGCTGCCGGGGATGAAGACGGCCAGGGTCTTGGTGTCCGAGCAGGCCTTGCCCTTGGTGGCGTTGCCGTTCTGGTCGGTCCCGGAGCCGAAGGCATTGTGTGGACAGTTGGCACACAACTCGCTCTGCGGGCTCGGAGAGGTCGGGTCAGGACGCAGGCTGTCGGTAGAGAAACAGTCCGGGCTCTTGCCTTCCTCGCCGGGGTTGAAGGCGGTAGCATACCAGGTCTTCTGCAAGGGCTTTTTGGCCCTGAGAATAACCATCGGCAGGTAGGCGTTGTCGTCAGGGCCGATCACCATCTTGCCGGCCGGGAAGGCAGTCTCGTCGCCGTTGGCATCAACCAGGGTGAACTGCTTACCACTGAGTTTGAGCCGCGGAGGCATACCGGTACTGATGCCGGCCGCCGCGTCGTCATTGGCCTGCTTGGCCAACTCGGAATTGAGAATATATGAGGGAATGGTAGTACGGTCTGGAATCATCAGGTCCAAATTGCTCATTTTACTACTCCTTTTTGTTGTTGTACGAATTGAGTAACGAACTTTTTAGCAGGAGAAGCTGCGTTACAACTGCCCCACCCTGCACATTGCTCCGCCGCTAGGCGTAAACACACCGCTTCTATTTTGTCATAGCATCTCCCTAAGTTTACTACCTTGCCTTTGTTACAAATCATAGCGCACCATTTTTGCCTACCACTGCTCCAATTTACTCCGCGTATACCAGATGTTTTATTCGGTCTCCTTAGAGAATTTTTAATGTTACAGCTTTGAGATACTTCTCTGAGGTTCTCTATTCTGTTATCTTTTTTGTTCCTGTTTATGTGGTCTATTCCATGCTCCGGGAAATACCCATTATGGTACAACCACACCAATCTATGTACATAGTAGCTTTTCCGATCAGCTGTTACTCCAAGGTACCCGAGGCCTTTAGCGCTCCCCGCAACATCTCCTGGTTTTGTATTAGAGCTTGCAGACGATCGGCGCACTAAGGTCCCATCACATCTGTACTCAAATAGTTCTCGTACCCGTTGCTGTGTAATCACTATCAGCTCCGTCGTACCTTAATACTCTTGAACTGGGAGTACGAAACACCTGGGGGAGGCGGCTGGCCGTCCTCGATCGCCTGCTTGACTGCCGACTTCGACACGGCATGGGTCAGGAAATCGAACTTCTGACCCTCCTGCACCCAGCCGAAAAACGTCGACCAGTCGGCGACGGACACATTATCGACGGTGTCGATGTAGCTCGTGCCGTGCGGGGTTTTGATCGATGTGGCGCCGATCCTGTTCATCTCGGCCATCAGCCAGTTCTCCCGCTTGGTTTGCAGATCCTTGAGGACAGCGAGTTCCTCGTTGAGGGCCTTGGTCTTGGCGGCGATGATGTCGCGGGTCTCGACATATTTCGCCACCACCTGTTCTGCTGTTACGTGTGTCACTGCCATGGTCTTAGTCTCCTTTTTTGCAAGTTCGTTGACGGTGCCGATCCACCCGCAGGCGCAGTCGGCGATGTTGAGGTCGGGCGGGGCCGGGTATGCAGTCTTAGTCATCCTGCCGGGGATGCGGTTGCACTTCGGGCAGGCCTGGTGCAGGAGCTTATACTCGGCCATGGTTGGTGGTTTGTATGCGGTCATCTCGTCCTCGTAATGACTCTAAAATCCGTTTCTACTGAGGCGCCTACTTCCAGAGTTAGAACATGCTCACGCCAAAACCACCGGCAATCCATGGTGGATCCTGCATTAGTATTATTGCTGGTCAACCAATCAGGTGCGTCCAAGTCAGAAAATATTTCAGGTTCGCACTCAGGTAAAATCTTATGGCGCATCTCGAATTGCATCTTTCCTTCCCCCTTTCCTACACCCTACAACTTCGTCAACGGGTTGTCAATTATTATTTGTCAGCGGGGTTACGTTTTTATATTGCTCAGGCTGAGGACCACCTCTTGAAGTTTCCCCTTATCCTTTAACACCTGGTAAATCTTCTTCTCCTCGGCCGTGGCGTACAGGTGACAGATATCGATCTTGATCTTCTGCTTGCTGCCGTCCATCCGGGCGTTGGCCTGCTGGTAGACCTCGGCCTTGTAGGTCGGGGCGTACCAGATCGTAAGCGTCGCGGCGGTGAGGTCGAGGCCGTGGGCCAGGACCTGGGGGTGGGCGACCAGGACGTGCGGGTTGGGTAGGGTCCGGAACTCCCTGAAGATCGTTGTTCTTGCCCCGGCAGATACCCGGCCATCGACCACCGCTACCGACCATTTCTTCCTCAGCTCTGTGGCCACAGCGTCAAGGGCGCCGGTGAACGGCACCAGGACGATAACCTTCTCATCATTCTCGGCGATCACTTCCTCAAGGACACTCATGCGCGGGCCGAAGTCGAACTTGACCAGTGAGCCGTCGGCTGCTATGACCACCCCGCAGGCGGTTTGCACGAGCTTTGATATCAGTACGGCGGCATTGACGGCAGTAACGGTAGAACCCCTGACCTCGGTGGCGGCCTGGGCGATCAGTTGCTTGTAAGCCTTGCGCTGATCCTCGGACAACTCAGCCCGCCGTTCAATGAAGCAGGGCTCCATGTCGGTGCAGACCGATCGTTCAAAACGGATCGAGGGCTTCAGGATCCTGGCCACCGACTTCTCGGAGCCTTTCTTTGGCACCCACTTGAACGGCCCGAACTGCAGCATGGTTTCCTGTTTGAAGGCGGTGAAGTGACCATGGTAGTTCTCGGGGGTCAGGAGTTTACACTGACCGAACGCGTCGGTTGGCTCAGATGGGGTCGGTGTACCGGTCAGCCCCCAGGCTGCCCTGGCGATCTTCTGAGCGTTGAGCACCCGGTTGAGAGGCTTGAACAGGGTCTTGGATCGGCTGTTCCGGAAAACTGCAACCTCGTCGACAATCACCAAGTCGATGTCTGGGCGTTTGGCCAGGGCTTCCTCGATCAGGCCGACGCCGTGATGGTTGATAATGTAATAGTCACACTTCTGTGCCAGTAGGTCGTGTCTCTTCTGCCGGCTGCCGTGCAGGACGGCGAAGGTGTTGAGCGGCAGGGACTCAAAGATCGCCTGCTCCCACACTGACCACAGGGTAGAGAGGGGGGCAACCACCAGAACGCGGTGGACCTTTCCCTCTCTTCTGAGGTAGTCAGCGGCCCAGAGGGCGGAGTTTGTCTTGCCGGTCCTCATGGCATTATGGCAGTGAGCCCTGGTGTGTAGGGTAAGAAACTCAGAAGTATCCAGCTGATACCACCTCGGCGTGAACCGTCCAGGCCAGTCATACTGAGTGCGGATCGGGCTCTGCACCTTGATTCCGATATTATTGAGGACCCGAGCAGCCTCGAGAGTCTGCGGTACAGCAACGAACTGCTTGCCCTGCACCGTCGCGACTTTCAGGTCGGGGAACAGGGCCTGGTAGCGACCGGCGTCGGGGGTCTGCAGGACATAGTGATCGTTGATTACGCGGGCGGGGGTCATGTCACATACCCCTAAACATTTGTCGAATGACATTCTCGGCTTCAGCGAGAAAGCGAAGTGTCTCTTCGCGTTTCAGCCTTTTAGCTTCAATTTTCTTCAACCTGCGTTTCTCTACGTTTTCAGGTTTCCGATAGTTCGCTCTACGTACCGCGGCCCGTTTTTCTTTTTCCTGTTTTCTTTTTTCTTGCCAAGTCTCTTCCTGGCGCCGCTCAGCAAGTGCACTACATTGTGCTGAATCGTAACACTCTTCGCACAATGGATAATCGATTTGGTTTTGAAGAGTCATCTGTACACAGCAGTCTTCGCAGACAGGCTCCCCGCAAACATCGCAAGTGAAGTCAGTTATGTGCTCACATATATGACAAACTAAGGACTCAGTCATTCCACACTCCTCAACCAAGTTTCAAACTCCTTCAACGACTCCTCGCCGTCGATGACGAAAATAGCACCGCCGGAACAGCGGATTGCGTCCACTTGCATTTTCTGGAACCCCTCAGCCTTTGCAGTTTTCCTTTTCGTTTCAAGGCCGAAGTACAATCCCCGGTAATGCCCCTCAAAATCCGGGATACCGCGGACGCCGAACGCTGCGCCTTTTATAGGCATCCAATACCAGCCGGCGGCGTCGAGCGGCAACCCTCGACCTCCCGGGCCTGACCCTGCTTTCGAGGCTGGGTAGATTTTGTACTTGGCAAGGAGTTTTTTCGTGGCGTCTTTGACAAGACCTTCAGGAGTTACAGCCATATCACCCACCAAATCCCAAAAACAACGAGCAGGATGCTCAACTCCGCCTTGATGATCGGCCAGAGGTACTCTTTTCCGTAGGGGATCATTTCTTCAGTACCTCAATAAGATATCGCGCTTGGTTCTTGGCGTCGTCGAGAGCGTTATGTGCTACTCCGTTTTTCACAAACTCGACCTCCGGGTGCAGGGCCTTGATCGTCCGGAAACATCGATCGTCCCAGAAGTTCCACGGCGCCTTCAACCCCAGTCGCTCGTAGGCGGTTCTCAAGATCACATTGTCGAACGCGGCGCCGTTGCCCCAGATGCAGACGTTGCGCACCCCGTTCAACTGGTACACCCAGCCGGTGAAATGGTGCAGGGTGGTGGATATCTGCTCACCCTTACGCTCAAACACCTTCCTGGCCTCGTCGCTCTGCTGCATCCACCAGAGTACGGTCGAGGGAGTGATCGTGCCGCCAGCGGCCACTGAGGACTCGAGATCGACGACCTCGTAGAACTCCTGGCCGAGCAGGCCGGTTTCGAGTGAGAACTCTACCGCACCCACGGCTATAATCGCCGCATCCGGGCCGTTGCCCATGGTCTCAAGGTCCAGACTGAGGTCAATACACGGCATCATCAATCTCCTTGTTTTGAATGAGCCTCTCGGCCCGGGCCTCGTCCCTCTCCTGCTGCCAGGCATCAGGATCGAGAGGGTAGGTGTCGGTCGCTTCGCAGTAATCGAGATAGTCTTCGTAGGTGAGGACCATGTCGTGGCCCTCTTAGAAATGATTGTTGAAGAACTCCCGCAGGACTGGATAGACTAGATCATCGCTAAACTCTCCACCATCCAATACGGTACCTTGTGTTGCCTCCTCAAACCACACCGAGGTCTTACTCTGGCGGCAAATAACTAGACCGTTATTTTTATCACCTATTCGTACCCTCAATGTACCTCCGTACATCCCCGCCAGAGGGTAGTCCTCAGCGTTCGGGTCGTTCAGGGTCACCCGAGTACCCTGCAGTGCTGCCTTGATGGTTTCCCACATCTCAAAATGCTCCGGGCAGAGACTCTCTTCGCACATTACCTGCATTCGGTTCATGACCTGGGTGTCTTCAAAGTAATTTCCGCTCATCGTCTTTCTCCTCTTCGTTGTGGACAGTCGTTCACGGCGCACCAGGGGCAAAGCCCGGAAGGCCGAGGATCAAACCGCTCCGTCCTCCACGCCTCCTCCATCCGCGCCACCCGCGGCAGGAACTCCTGCCATATTTTAGGGATATCCGCTTTCGCAATCGGCTCGATGCCGGTCACCTGCTTGTGCTGGGTCCAGATATACTTGCCGGTGAACTCCTGCAGGTAGGGGCGGACGACGGCCAGGGCAGCGACGCAGAGCCTGAGCTGGTCCGGGGCGTCCTTGATCTTGCCCTCTGTTTTCCAATCCAGAAGAGAGACTGAGTTTTCTTTCCGCTTGGTCACCACCACGTCCAACTTGGCCCTGAACCATGCGTCCTTGGCGAACCAGGAGGTGGGTGCCATGCCTCGGGTGAGAGCGACCTCGACCTCCGCCTCGACCTTGTGTCCGGTTCTTAATATGGCTGTGCAGTACGGCTCGACCGGGAGCAGGGCCTCTTCGTCCTTGTGAGGGATGCCCTTCAAGAAAAGCTCTCCGGCTTTGTGAACTCGGGACCCCCAAATCGACGCGGCCGACTCTTGGAAGGGGACTGTGCAGTAAAATCTTGAGGCTGCATATCTGGCCGCGCATCCTTCGTAATCGGCGAGGGCAGTGAAGGACCAGGAGAAGGGCTTACCTTTGGCGTTAAGGGGGGCGGTCATTTGGCCACCCGGTAGCAATGAAAAATCTCCCCACTCTGGAATACCGGAAAGCCTCTGAATATAGGCCAGCCGGGTGCCTTGTTGTTACTCACCCACTCCATTATTACATCTGGTTCCTTCATCAGCCCACACAGCTTTTTCAACCGGTCTACACCCTCAATTAACTCCACCAACGGCCGCAGCTGATCGGCTGGTGTCTGATTAACATCGACGATCCCACACTCTTCGAGGATCTCCCGGGCGCGAGTGACTGCGGGGGGTTCAGGCGCATTGCAATCGAAGTGTTTCTTAATGAATCTTATATATGCAAATTTATCTTCTGAGTTTTCAAATACTGTACCGCATGAACATGATATCTTCATCTCGCCTCCTGCACAAATCTGATATAGTCGGCCGGTACACAAAGAACATGCCCATCTTTGGTCTCGATGATGGCAACGGAGTAATTACCCGGACCGCCTTCAAACTCTTCATAGCCGGCTCCAAACTGGTGAAACTTGGCTTTGCCGGCTTCTACCTTTATATTTCTTCTGGCTTCTGGATTCCATTTAGCCTCGTAGTAAATTACATCTCTCATTTCTTTCTACCTCTTTAGAAGTGACACCCTCGCAGACGGCCGGAGGAGCCCAACCCTGCGAGGGTATCTAGGAAGGCACAATTAAACTGTAAACTGATTGACAAGGTAATGCAAGAACTATTTGTTGCGAGGTTTACTTTTATACCCACAGGCATTGAGGAAGTTTTTAACGTCCTGCCAAGGCACTTTGCACTCAGCCCAACTGTTCACAGCACCGGCGCAGATGCACAATGTTTCTGCTGGGTTCTTCGGAGGGTATGCGAGCATATCTTCGATGTAAAATGACTCGTGCCCTGTCGGCCCTCCAGCGAACTTCAATATCGGTTTGTCATTACGAAAGATGATTTCCATATTGATGATTCTTTCTTCTACCTTTGTAGTCTCGTCCACATACTTGTTGTCATAGTCATTCCACACTGCCCGGCGCTTTGTAAACGTCGCTTTTATCGTATTGCACATGGTCCGTCTCCTTTAGTTTTTGAACTTCTCCAAGTCCACCAGATCACCCCACGAGCCGCCGATCTTGGCGTCTACTTATCAACGTCGCCATAGCTGACAGCAAACCCACCCGAGGACTTGAGCGGCAGGTCCGGGCACCAGGGCGGCGCTGTAGCCATTACATTCTTCATCGTCTCCAGGCAGT